GCGAAGCAGAAGAAACTCAAGCCATCCTACAACATGGAGACCATTAACTTTGAGAGCGTTCACCATGTGATGACTAAGTACAAATGGGACGTGATTATCATTGATGAAGCGCATAGTCTTGGCGCCTATCCTAAGCCGAGCAACCGGGCGCGTATCATTGGAGACCTCATCGCCAAGCATAAGCCAAAGGTGATACTCATGTCCGGGACGCCAACGCCTGAGAGCTACTCACAGATGTATCATCAGGTGTACCGCATTCCCGGGAACCCGTTTGCCAAGTACTCAAACTTCTACCGGTTCTGTGATGACCATGTGAAGGTGACCAACATTAAGATTAACGGCATGTACGTTCGCAACTACGACACGGGCCTGCCTTCAATACTCAAGGCTATGCACCCATACATGGTCAATGTGACGCAGCAGGACGCCGGGTTCAGTACCAAGATTGAGGAGACTATACTGTCAGTAAAGATGAAGGACTCCACCTATGCCATGATAAAGAAGCTGGAGAAAGACTTGGTGATACAGGGTAAGACTGAGGTGATACTGGCCGACACTGCCGTGAAGTTGATGAACAAGGTTCATCAGATGTACTCTGGTACCGTCAAGTTCGAGAGCGGTAACAGCATGGTGTTCGACGACAGTAAGGCCCAGTTCATCAGGGACAACTTCATTGGCCGGAAGATTGGCATCTTCTACAAGTTCAAGGAGGAATGGAATGCGCTGAAGGGTGTGTTCGGGGATGAGCTTACCGACAAGATAGAGGAGTTCGACGCGACAGATAAGAGCATAGCTCTGCAGATTCAGTCCGGGCGTGAGGGCGTGTCGTTAAAGCATGCTGAGTACCTCGTGTTCTACAACATCGACTTTAGTGCAACGAGCTACTGGCAGGGCCGGGACCGGATGACAACAAAGGACAGGGAATGTAACCATGTATACTGGATATTTGCAGAAGGCGGTATCGAGTACGACGTGTACGATGCTGTTCAGGACAAGAAAGACTACACACTAAACCATTTCAAGAAAAGATGAATGATGTATATACTCCTAATCCCGGTGAGTGGTGTTGGTTTTACGACCACTTGGGGCGTACACGACTGGCTATATTTTCAGGTCGAACAGAGATGCACTCCCCCATGCTTTGCTACTACACACATGACGGTGACTACTTCCCCTACGTGGCTAAGTACGACCATCCACTACCGGAGCACCTGACCAAGCCATTGCCAAGCTACCACAAAGACGTTAAATTAAATCTTGAACAATGTCAATAAAGGATAACTACAAGAAGATAGCCAAGTCTGACCTGTACCATGGTGTGACCAAGGTTGAGTCAATAGTAAGAGGCGACAGGATGAGCGCATCCGGAAGAGCGCAGGAGATAAAGTGGAAAGGGAAAGTAGTGCACAAGCATAACCACTACATCTGCTTTCTGGACACGGAGAGAGAAGCTGCTCTATGGGTGGATAAGAAACTCATAGAGCTTGGACTACCACCTAAAAACATACTGAAGAAATCATGAGCAATTTTGTACTATGTCCGGGCGTTGACTGCCCACTAAAGACTGTGTGCTTGAGGGCTAATACGGTACCCACCAGCGACTACAACATTTTTACAACACCTCCGCACGAGGATGGCCACTGCGAATTTTACCTGACAAAAAATGGAGAAGATACCAACACCGATGATGAAGATTGAGCATGCTTACCATAGCATGAGCAAGGATGAGTTCTATGAGTACATGAGCTACATGATGGGTGTGCTTAAATTTCAGGAGCGCACCATGGTCAGCTTTGCTTCTGAGGACGAAAATTTCTACGACACGCACTTTGCCTCTGACTTAACTTCGCGGACATGAATAGCGTAAAAGACTTCCAACCCGGCATGAAGGTCAATGATATTTACGGAGAGACCGGTCGCGTCATCTCAACAAACCAGCATACTGGCATTGTCTGGGTCCGCGTATGGGGTGATAACGTAGCGTATCTGCCTGACCAGTTAATCATACAACCCGGGCAACACACCGATGAGGACATGCCGGAGCTGAACGACCTCGATGAGTGACGTAACGGTAGGCAGCTAAACGCTCGGTTTGTTTTTCACAAACTGGCGTTTTAGGTGCTGTTATGTATTATTTTAATTTTTAAAAAATAGCGATGGAAAAAGAAGTTTTAGTAGCCTGTGAAGAAAGCCAAGCAATAACAATAGAATTAAGGAAACGAGGCGTAAAGGCTTTTAGTTGCGACTTACAGGATTGCTCAGGCGGCAAACCCGAATGGCACATAAAAGGCGATGCAATTAAAGAGGCTTACAGCGGAAAGTATTACGGAATGATAGGGCATCCAACCTGTACATTTATGACAAATAGCGGAGTGTGTTGGCTTTATAATAAAGATGGAAGCCCGAATTATGACAGATGGATGGAGTTAAAAAAGGCTGTTGATTTTTTTACAATGCTAAAATCTGCTCCTATAAAATTAATAGCCTTAGAAAATCCAATACCACATAAATATGCGAGGGAGGGATTTCATCAAATTAATACAGGGTGGGTGCCTGGAATTGGAAAATATGACCAGTTAATACAGCCTTATATGTTCGGAGAGCCTGAAAGTAAAGCGACTTGTTTATGGCTAAAAGGTTTGCCAAAGTTAGTAGAAACAAATAATGTAAAGCACATTTGGAAGGAATTACCAAAGAACCAGGCGCAACGATTACACTATTTGCCACCTGGACCAGAGAGGGCGAAATTGCGGAGTAAAACTTTTAAAGGAATTGCCGAGGCTGTTGCGGAACAGTGGGCGGGATTTTTTAAAAATTAAATTGTACATAACGTATCGGGGCTTTGCGAAGGCAGGGCTAAATAGTACAAAAGTTTAAATTAATTACAAATGATAGTAGAAAGTACAAAAGTTGAAAATATGCACCAAAGCCCTGCTTTTGCAAAGCCCTTGTTAGGTGCAGGCTTTCGTGTTCTCGTTGGTTGTGAGGAAAGTCAAGAAGTAACAAAAGCATTCAGAGATTTAGGAATTGAAGCATACTCTTGTGATTTGCAAGAATGTAGTGGTGGACATCCTGAATGGCACTTACAAATGAGTGTATTTGATGCAATAGAGTTGATAAAGCCAACACTCGGAATATTCCATCCGCCTTGTACATTTATGAGTAGAGCAGGTGCAAGATGGATGTACCCAAAGGCTGGCGAAATTTGCTCTAAAAGATTAAAGTTAGCAATGGAAGCAAAAGAGTTTTTTATGAAATGCTTAAATGCTGATATACCATTTATTGCTGTTGAAAATCCTTTACCTTTAAAAGTGGTTGGATTACCAAAAGAAACGCAAGTGATACAGCCTTATGAGTATGGACACGAATATAGTAAACGAACTCATTTATGGTTAAAAGGATTACCAAAATTAAAACCAACGGACATTAAAACAGAATATAAACCTTACTTACCTTCAAATACTGGTGGTGCAAAACGAGGACAAAAAGCAACTCCAAAAAGTATCACTCAAAAAGAAAGTAGTAAGACATTTACAGGTGTCGCAAAGGCAATGGCTGAACAATGGTCGGTCGTTCTAGCAGCTTGCACCTAACGTATGGTGCTTGCCGAAGGGCGGGTTTAGAATTACAAATGTTAAATTAAGTACAGATGTCAAATAGAATTACAGAAGCTCAAAAATTGCACCAAAGCCCGCCTTTTGGCAAGCACGTGTTACCTGCTGGCGTTTCTCGGGTGCTAATCACACACGAAGAAAGTCAAACGGTAACGGAAGCATTTTTGAACGCTGGCTTTGATGCTTATAGTTGCGACCTTTTGCCTGCAAGTGGAAAATATCCGGAAAGGCATTTACAAATGGATTGCTTTGAAGCTATAAAACTAATTAAGCCTAATTTTTTAGGGATGCACCCCGAATGCACAAGGCTAACAGTTGCAGCAAATAAATACTATAAGCCTGAATACGCTGAAAGGTTTCCAAATATCCACGAACAAAGAGCCGAAGCGGTTGAACACTTTTTTAAATGTGCTGAAGCATTAGAACAAATTGGATGCGGTTATATTGAAAACCCGATTGGAATAATGAGCCGACTTTATAAAAAGCCAACTCAAATTATACAGCCTTACCAATTTGGACATACTGAAAGGAAAAGCACTTGTTTGTGGCTTGCCGGATTGCCAAAATTAGAACCGACTGAAATAGTAGAGCCGGATATTATAATTCACAAAAGCGGTCGAACTGATAGCCGATTGCATTATGAAACATTTAAACTACCAAAAGAAGAAAGAAGAAAAGCAAGGTCAAAAACCTTTTCCGGAATTGCAAAAGCTATGTCGGAGCAGTGGGGTTCTTACGCTTGCAGGTAACGAACAGGGCTTTGTGCAGTTGTGGCAATAGCGTTCTGTCTGCTGGGAACAAAAGTTAAATTAAAAATATAAAGTTGATGTTACAAATAAATGCTCCATAGTATTCCGTCTGCTTGTGCAAAAGTTGATTATTGATTTGCAGTTCATTGCTCATTCGTCAGCCACAATTGCACAAAACCTTTTGTTGCACGTTCGGCTTATAAAGTCGGCAAGTAGCAATTTTATTGTGTTTGTCAACCGTTAATTTATAGCCGTACTGGCTTACGAATTGTCAAACAAAAAACAAATAGTCAGTCGGCTACTAAAGTATGTCAACTATCAAATTTAAAGACCTAATATTATATAACAAAAAAGGGGAAATTATAAAATTACCTTCTGAATTTGAGAAAAATATTCTACAGAATACTCGTCGTCGATATGTTCAAAAAGTTTTTCGAGTTTTAAAAGAATGGATTCCTCTAGTTCTTGTCCTGTCTTTCCTAATAACATTTCTTTTATTTCTATTTGTTTCTTTAAAATAACGTCTTGTTTTATGTCTGCTTTAATTAAATATCTAAATAATAATATTTGCAATTTAATAGTGTCAATTTTGAAATCTTCATTACTTAAATCTTCAAGATTACAGTAAATATTTTTACCAGTGTGCTTGATTAAATCATCAAACAAACTTGGCCGTATTTTATCCTTAATATTCGACATTAACCGGTTTATTTTTCCTCAATGTACGACCACATTTGATACTATGCAATAAAATCTTTGAAACGGGCTTAATCGTTTGCAATCAATTCTTTGTACTTCAATCTTGTTGAGTGAGTTAAAGAGTAGTCAAATTTTTCATTAGTGCTATCATGACGGGCATTGAACCTGAAAATAAACTCGTCAACATAAGATTGCAAATGTTCTTTACTAACCCAATGGTAGATACCGTCAACCCCTCTTTTCAGGTGGCTCCAAAAGTTTTCAATACCGTTTGTGTGAGCCATTTTATTTACATACTCCTTTGCACCATGATTAACAGTAAAGTGGCTGTGAGTATGCTTTAAATCTTTGTAAGCTGTGTATTCATCTGTCATTATTGTAGAGCCTTCTTCAACAGTACCCAATATAATTGGCAGGATGGTTTCTTTATTCCTGTTAGGAACTACAACCGCCATAACCTTACCATCCCTTTCCCTCATTCCTAAAACCGGCTGCTGTGTATGTATTGTTCCACCATGCTCATTTTTTATTTTCTTGTTGGTGTGTTTGTTCTTAGATTCACCGCCCATAAAAGTTTCGTCAATCTCAACCGTATTGCTTAATACATCTTTCTTTTGTCCAAAAGCCTGACGAATCCTGTGTGCTAAAAACCATGCAGTTTTTTGAGTAACCCCCAATGTTTTTGCAAGCTGCACACTTGAAATTCCTTTGGTATGCGATGTCAATATCCATGTAGTCATTAACCACTTTTGTAAAGGCACTTTACTTTCAGCTAAAACAGATCCTGTACGAACTGTAAACTGCTTACGGCATCCACCACACTTGAAACGCTTTTGCGCTTCTAACCTGTAAATCCTATGTGAACTACAGAAAGGGCAGAAGATACCACGAGGCCAGCGGGCATCCTTAATCCAGTTTTCGCAAACATCTTCGTTAGGAAATTTTTTAAGAAACTCAAAAACGCTTATATTACTTTTCATATCCGATTGATTAGGACATAAAGATAACCCATGCCGTTGGGTTATCCAAATAAAATAACGTCTTTTTTAAGGGAAATTTGTTAAATTAGTAAAATAATAACCCACCCTTTGGGTTACTCATGTATATAATTACCTTATTTTTTGTTTGTACTGGTATCATGCTTGCTAATTTCATACTATTAATTTTCTGAGAAGTTTAAAATAAATCTGCGGTGGAGTGTTGCCTTCTCCTTTATCAAAGATACTTCAACTGCATACAATTTCCAATCCAAAACTAATATCATCCCTGGCGGTGGAAACGCCACCACAAGATGCAGTTCAGGCAATTCGTTGAAGATATAATTTTCTTTATTCGGCATCTGCTTCCTGTAGTTTTGACCAACCTTTAATCAATCCTTTTCTTATTGCATGAGTGAAGGCACCATATTCACATGCATTCATTGCGTGGTCGAAGCCTTCCTTCGGCACATTCAAAACTTTACCTTCCCGATCGGTGGCGAACATATACCGGCGACGTTCTGCCCGAATGTTTTCAGATGCCTTTGTATATGCACATCGCCTTGAACGTAAATGTAGAACTCTGGCCGGAATACAACCCTTGCCTTTCTCAGCTTTCACAGCTACAATCCTCAACGATCTCAGTTCTTTTTGAATTGTGTTGTCATGGTCCATATACAATGGCTGGCCGAACTTATACCCGTACAGCTTTAGCAGCCTGGCCAATTCTCCGGAAGCAATGCCGGGTGCATAGCATAGTTCTTCGAATACATAATCGATGTTCATGTATTCTTTGATCATTATGCCATCTTTTGAAAGAACCATTTTGTACGGACGGATGCCAACCTTTACTATCACAGAAGGGTCATTCGTGTAACCAATATCATAACCCCAAACTACTTCATCACAAAGAGGGAATTCTTCAATCTCAACCCATCCGGGATAACACATACCTGTAAGCTTTGCAGTCAGCCCCCGAGCGTACGCCTTCCATAATTCCCGGTCTGCAATGTTTTCGATATCATCATGCATTGCCTGTGGAAGAAACTCATTATGGATATGCCAGCTTCGAATAAGTTTAACTGAGGGATATTCTTTTTTGCCATTAGGCCCTGGCTGGCAGTTGATAATTTTATCGTGGCACCAAAATTCTTCTACTGGATTGTAGTCAATGTAAACTTTTCTGATAGTTCTTTTAATAAGCTGCTCGGCACAAGCCCAAATTAAATTTCTTGCTTCTGAGATATAGAGTATATGCCTTTTGGGTCCATCGGCATCTTTTGCAGTTTCATAGCTTTTGAATATGATCTTGCTTTTGTTTTTGAAAAAGAATGTTCGGTTCGTTGCGTTATAGTGGTGGATCTTGCTTTTTATTACTCTGTTGTCGTCAGCAAGCCCTTGCGCAATCTCCAACGTATCACCAACGAGTTTTGGTATTGATGCACCAACAACTTCAATCTTTATTCTACGAAACTGAATAGCAAGAAAAAAAAGTATGCGGATAATCGCATGACTTTTGCCAGATGAAGTACCGCCCTGGTTAACGACAATCTTTTCTGATGCCGCAAGTGTAGCCCAAAATATTGGCATCTTCTCTGCTTCTGGAAACAGTTCTATACCTTCCTGTTCTTCTACGGAATCCATTTACGAAATATAAGGAGAACGATTAAGAGGTAAGAACCAGTTAACGCAAGCCTGCCTGCAAAGTAATACTGGCTCCATATTGCTAATACGCCAGCCGCAACTATGCAGCCCCAGGCGAAGATATATGCATTTCGTTTCGTCATACCTGAGTATCGTCCCCTTCGGTGTTTGATGGTAATTCAAATTTCATTCCTTTAGGAAAGGTAAGCTTAATTGGCACACCTTCCAATTCATTGCCGTCTGGATCTGTTTCAGCAATTGCCTGAACCGGCCTTCCGTCAACCCGGTCGAGCAATGCAGTGAATGCCTGAGTATCTCCCTTTAAGATTGCTTTCTGAACCTGCTGCAAGGCCATTACTTCCAATATTGGTTTCTTCAATACATCGGCACCGAAGGCCGCAACCATTTGTTTTTTTAGCTGGCTGTCAGGTGCAAATTTGTATTGTGTTTCCAGCAGTGCCCTGATCGTTTCTTTTATAACTCTCTTCTTCGCTTTCGTTGCTTTCTGCTTCTCAGGGTCAGGCTGGTTGGTAGATGAAAATTGTTTATCCTTGGGCGGTCTGTTCTTACCTACATCAGTTCTTTTTTCCCGAATTTCTCCCGTTTCGCTTGCTTTTGCCATAAAAATTTGAACTTATATTTTTATTTGATATGCGTACTATATCAATTCTTCCCACTTTCCAAATGCTATGTAGCATAGAAAACAACGTCCGCTGTCATTAAACTTACCGGTTTTTATCCATACGGCAAAATCATAAACGAAAAGCAAAGGCCAAAGTGATAACAGTGGTGCAAGCAGTACCCGTAGTATTCTTTTACTCATATCAATTGTAAATTATTGGTTGATTTTTAAAATGCATTGGGTGTTTTTCAAACCATTTCATGCTATAAAGATAAAGTTCAACTTCTCTACCATGTAAGTAAAACATAAGTGCATTTCCTAACTGAATATACTGCAACGTGTTCATAGCTGTAGAATTTTATAGTTTGATCTGCAGCAATTCTCCACCTCTGAATATCCAGCCATGCCCATAGATTGCACTGTGCTCAGTTATAATTGCCAACTCAGCCCTGGTAAGGTGTAAATGCTTTTCGTTTTTTTTGCCGCCATCACCGCATTGTACAGAGGATGGGGTTATTACTGTTGATGTGTCACATGCGCTTTTCATACATTAGGTTTTTGGTTGGGTACAGAGTTATGTTTTTGTACCCGTAAAACTTTACTTCTACAATTCCTGTATGATGTACAGTTAAATTTTCAACAGGTATTCCATGAGTCAATAAATAGTTTATTGTCCTGATATCGTAATATTGTTCACCAAACTCGTCAAAGGATTTAATAGCTTCCCTTACCATGTTAAGCCTTACTACTGGTGATGGTTCAACAAGGCCAGTACGATCTATTGATATATTGCAGTATTGCATCACAACTTTACTTTTAATTCAGTTTGGAATAGGAACGGCCAGGCGTTTTGTAGCTGGTGAAGGTACTCTGCAGTACCAACACGCTTGAAGCCATCAACAATAACCTTTTCGATATCTCCGGATACGTGCTTAGTTCTCTTCCACACACTGCCGCCACTCCAAATTATTTCTACAGATTCTACACCATAGCTTACTGCAGGCTGGTCTGAGTACGGGCCCTTATCTATTTCTTTAAAGCTGCAGCAGTTAACGAGCATCTTCGCTGTAATGGTAATTGGCTCAGCCTGCCAACCTGGTGGAAGTGGGTACTTGCTGCGGTCAACTACAAGTAACCCGAGAACAGTTTTATCATTCTCCTTTGGAATTTCATCTACTATCAGGATTGCCCCGGTCTTATTGTCATGCAGGTAATTTCCAATACGGTAGTCTTTAGCGTTCATGGTGCAAAGTTTTTTAGAATTAAATTGGTGCCGGCGATATTACCGGCACCTTCCCTCTCTGTGCTTAATGGGCATGGCCCTTTTTATAATTTCGTTTCAGCTATTGCTTTTTCAATTTTATAAATAGCATCCTCTCCTGCGGCACTTCTTAACATCTGAGGCGGCTGAGTGAATACCAACGCAAGTGCATCATCAAAGCCCTGAATCCTTGCTGCCTGTAGTTCGTTCTGCTTCCGCAAATTTTTTATTTCTTTAGCAGAATAATCCAGCGTGTCGATAAGGTTTTTAATAATAATGGTTTCTTCCTTTTCACAGATAACAACCGCACTCGTGTCGTTTTTTAACCATTTAACTTCTTTGGCTACACAAAACACATTCCATTTTTTTTCTCCACTTGCAATTTCTTCCTCGAGGGTTTCAATCCTACCTTCAATTTTTACATCCTTGGCAAGATGCTCAACGTTGTCAATAAACAAACGCCATACAAAACCGCTTCCGTTGTGATCGTGGTTAAATCTTAATTTAATAATCATCGTGGTAAAATTTATAGTTAAAAATGACACAATCCTCCTTGATAAAAGGCACATCTTTCAGGAAGTCCAGCAACTCCTGATCGTAGTACTCGTTATAGGGTTTGTGATTAGATACATTGATCTTGGGAATTTCGTAGTTCGGAACTCCCTTTTCCCGTAGGTACTCACTAACTGGTACCATTGAATTTTCAAGCTTGAAAATATCAATGCAGTCAAGTTCATCCGGATTGGCCAGAAAGCGCCACTGCGGAGAAAACCAATGTGGACTACCGATCATCCAGTCAGTGCCGCGGTTTGCTTCCGGCGAGTCTTCCTGAAAATGCAGATTGAAGGCTTCAAAGTTCGCAATAACCCATTCTTTAAAGGTTGGTTGAATAATGAATCCTAAATTTCCAATGGGTTCATTTTTGTGCCTCCAATGCTGTTGTATGTAATGGTACATTGAAACTAACCTGGCGTACGGGTTCCGGACAATAGCAAATTTGGAATACTCAGCCCAAAACCGGCTATATTCATTCCAGTAGTACTTGGCCGTGTACTGATCAAATCTTTGGTTGAAAATTTCTGAGATACTTCGGCCAGCGCATTTTGGAATGTGGAAGAACATCAGTTTGTAGTTGTGCGTTATCATGCTGCTTTTGTTTTTTTGCCTCGTACTTCATCCAAATTAGTTCATGCAGATAGTACTGGACAGGTTTGTAAATTAGTTCTGCGATGCTGAATAAAGCACCGGCTGTAAAGTTTCCACTGATAATATAAACAACGACGAGGCCGATTGCCGAACTTACCAGTCGGTAGCTTATAGTCTTAAGGAATTTTACCTTCTTCACGTAGTTGCTCACGAATTTTGGTTGCGGAAATATTGTGAATGTCTGCAGGTGGCACATGCTCGATGATCTCATACCCAACACCCCGGCCGTAGTTCACACTTTCGATATCAGGAATGATCATCACTTTGATAATGCCTTTTGCAATTTGTACCTCAAATCTTTCCTGCAGATTTCTTTTTACTTCGATAGGTTCAAACGGGTTCTGTTCATCCTTTGGTACGTCACGGATGCAGATAAGGATATTCTTGCCTTCATTTATGCGCTGGTCAATTAACCACTGGTGCCCATCATGCCAAGGTTGCCAGCGGCCGATAAACATTGAGTACTTTTTTCCTTCCATATTATTGAGTTTTAAGTAACATGCTATCAACGTTTAACATTATTCTTGTCGCACAAGAGTCAATGTTAAGCAGAGTTGTGTCCAAATGCAGGTATGGTACCTCGGGCTTTTCATATCCTGCAACATTGTATTTCTCCCGGCTATTACGCTGGCTTACAAGATGCACTTCAACCGTAGGCCACTCAGATTTTAATTTCTGGCGAAGGTCGAGGTAAGGACTAATCAATGCAATTATCACAATGACTTTGAATGAAGGATCTATTTTGCCTGCCATCAAAATACAAGCAGCCATTGCATAAGCCTCACATATATTTCTTCTGCGGCCGGCTTCCGTATAATCAAAGTTTTTCGTAACCTTCCGGATAACATCACCGTCCAGAATTAGTACCTGGTATTCAGGGTATTTTCTTTTCAATAACGGAACTAAATAATTGGCGAGAGTTGTCTTGCCTGTTTCGGGCTGTCCTGTGAAGTTTATTATCATGGAACAAATGTAATACAACTAATTTAATTTCCACAAAACATCCCAAAAAAAATAAGCCACCTGTAAAGGCGGCCTATGGTAGAGGGAGAAAACTTCGCAGGTAAACTCCCCATGTAGGATTCAAAAATAAGAATCCTTTTCCAATATCTTTTAGGAGTTGCTTGTTTTTTCTGCAACGGTTTCATTTAATATTTCTACAGCCTTGGCCAAACTGATCATTCCGTTTGTTATTCCTGCAAACGTTGGCCGGAAGGTATCAATGTGAAATATTTTTTCTGTTGGTTGCTCACTTTCATTGAGCCAGCGTATTACTACAGCATTCTCGTCCAGTTCATCGTTAATTACCCAACTTCCGCAAAAGTTTTCCAGCAACTTTCGGTATGGTTGGCAACCGTTAATTTGCAATTCGCACAGGTAAACATCGTTTACCTGCGGAAGATCTTCACTCGATTTTATTGTTATCCATTTCATAAAATAAATTTTTAGTAGTTATTGCATTTGTTTCCGAAACAGGTTTTGCAATGAATAAGTCCAGGCTGTGGTACATGGTTTTCGTTGTTAATTGGATAGACGAGCCCGGTGAATGATGCACCGCATTCATCACATTTATAATCGGGCGCTGAACGCATCTGCAGGATTTTATAATACTTTCCATCTTCAATGATAAGATCATTGTAAATTGAAACATGCATCATCGAGCGTTCTTCCTGCATGTTGTTTACTGTGTTTAATAACAGCCGCGGCTTATTGCTGTCAAGAATAAGAACTTTGATTTCTGCATCTTTTTTCAGTTTACCATCAATGATGTTGGTAATATTGGTTACTGTGATTTTTGACTTCATGTGAACTATTTTTCAAAGTTTGATAATTAAGTATTGCCAGAGTAAAAAAAGCCGCTATGTGGGCTGTTTTTAAACGAATTGAGGCTGTTTTATAGAATTTAAGTGTGTGGTGTAAAGACCAACCAAAATTCCGCAAATATTCGGGAATTGCCGTTCTAAAAGTGTGCAGTTTAAACCAGTGCTTCCAGTGATAAAATACCGAATGATTAACTCAGGACTGTAGTACTCCAAATATGATTGCTCTTTTGTTGTCAACCATGTTTTAAATTTGAATTTCATTTCGCCTGCAGTAAGATGAAGCCGGCGATTCATATTGTGGTCCTTCCACAATAAAAAAGTGAAATCTGATTTTATTTTACCAATGTGTGCTGTAAGAAAGTAAGGTTCGCTCCACTTGTCAGCAAACAAGGCTTTCAGTTCTCCACTTTCAATAAATTCTTTTTTCATTTCATTGTATAGATCGATACGCACATCAACTGGTTTTGTTACGTAATCAATATACCTGGCGATGTATGCCGCATCAAATTCATCTTGTGTCATTGCTTTTTTATTTTGATTGAATAATTTATTTCTAACCTTAGTTGAGAGTTCAGTTTTTCTTTTACCGAAGTATCCACGCATATAAGATGGAAACCTTTCGCTAAGTTTTAGTTGAAAATAATGGCGTTGGGCTTTGAACTTTGGTTGGTTCAATGTGTATTCGTAAAAAAGCATTGCAATATAAAGTGCGTTACCATGCAAATCATCTTGTTTGAAAATTGCATCTGTTGTTTCATCTAAATATTCGTAAGCCATAACTATAAATTTTATGTGAATAATGTTTGTGCTTTTGCTTTACCGGCATTCCTGCGCTGGTAAGCAGTTTCTTTCTTGCCTTCAAATAGTGGGTAGCCTTTTAGTTTTGATATCCGCTGATTGAATTTTCCCCACAGTTCCAAATCAGTGAACTCAAAATGCATCGAGCCTTTTTTGAAACACTTGCAACGGAAGTATGCAAAATCAAACCACTCACCATATTGGCAATACTGGTCTATTACTTTATGCGCAGTTCCAGTTTTATATAATTCGTCAATTCTTTTCTGGACTGAGTGATTACCATTATACTCTTGGTGGTATGTTATGCCATCATCAGTAACTACCTTCCACCGGTACTGCATCGTTTGCCGAAGGTCGCCCAACGTATCGTATCTGTCACCGTTGATATAACACAGTGCTTTAAGAAGATCTTCAATTAAATTGAAGTTGCCACCGTAACCAACTTCAATCTTACTGCCTTTATACCATCGTTGATCTTGGTAGCACATTCCCGGTAGAATAAATTTTTTGCCAACAAGGTAATGGCTGTTGGTTTTCCATCCCTCAACTGCATGCCTGTTTTCATGGTGATGCTCAGTGATTTTATCAAAGACATTGAGCAATGCTTTGTCCATTTGCTGCGAAGCTGTGCCAATCACAATATCTATCATGTGGTAGATATTTTTCATGGTAAATGGAATTTGCTGCTGCTGCTGGATGAACTTGTTGATATCTTCCTTCATCGAAGTGGTGGCGTATTTTGTCAGGTTCATCTTTTCGAAGATAAATTTCCAGCCCTCAATCTGCATACTGATTTTAAATTCGTTCCGCAGTTTCGGTTGGCCTTTCTCAGTGCAGGAGAATGTAAGCTGCTCCCCGTAAAATCCTTTCAGCAAAGCATTCATTCTTATTCCAATACCGAGTTGTTCATCAAATAATTTAACTGCAGCTATATACCTGTTTACCAAATCCCGAACAACATTGTAGGACATAAGGCCGTTAACCTGTTCCTGCTCGGGTTCATCTTCGGTAAAAAATCCTTCGAACTCAGTTTCGTAACTCTGCCCTGGCTTCTGCATTACTATCAAAGCGATCTCCACATCAGTTTTCCGCTGCGCTGTTTGGAAGACTTGGCCGAGTGCTTCCCACCGTCCATTTTCTTTGATAGTTTGTAGTAATTGTTCACGGCTTTTGAAGTGTGGATTTTTAAGCGTGTTTAAATTGCACAACGCATATATCCAACAACCTGCAGGTGCAATTTCAAAAGCATGCTGGATATGTTTTTCATCAGCATCAAACGGAGGGTTCATAACGATGCAATCAATATGGCTTACCATATCCCGAGTGACTGTTAAAAAATCATCAGCGATAACCCTGCACTTTGTCTGCAGTATTTTTTTAAGGTCGGGCTCAATCTCACAGGAAATAACATCTTTGGCGCCGTGGTTGTATAGGTAGTCAACGATATCTCCTTTGCCGCCTTCCGGCTCGAGGAAAACCTTGCCTTCGATATTGCAACCGGAAAGCATTAAGGCTATTACGCCTATATCTGTTGGGTAGAAATTTTTGTTAAACATTTTGCGAAGTTTTTAGTATGGTTATTTTTTCGGGTTACTTATTGCAATTAAATCGGCAAGGTTTTCAAATACATACAATTTACGTTGCTCCCCTGCCTTTTCAACTGCTTCTTTAAATGTTCTGCCTGTATAACGTGGTTCGCTGATGCAGTTTAAAGAAACAAATCCCCAATTTTCTTTTTCGGTGGAATATGTGATAGATTTTAATTGTGCTAATACACAAACTGCATCTGAATTTTGACAACGATATGCAATGTTTTCGTTCCCGGTTAATTCATCGCTTACAATAATTGAAGGAGGTATTTTACCCCTGAATACGATCTGTTTCATACTGCGAAATTTTTAGGTTTATAATGGTTCAAATCTAACTAAAGTATTTTGGTTTGCAAAGCTGTTTTATTACGCAGCTTTGAGCAATTCAAGTAAAGGAATAGCCATTGCCTCAGCCCATGATTTTGTTACCAGTGGCACAACGCTATTACCAATAAATTTCTTGTGATCTGACTGGTTACCAACCATCTGATAGTTTTCAGGAAAGCCCTGTATTTTTAATAACTCAGGCACCCGTAACATTCTCATTTTGATATCGACAAGCAGAAACGATATCATAAATTCTTTTATCGACCTCAATACATCATTTTCATCTTTGTAGAAGTAGTAAAGAATTTCAACATAATCTTTTCCATTTACAAACGGGCAAATTACCTGCACTAAGTACTCATGCTCTTTATCGAGTTTTCCAACCTCAAATGTTTTAAAGCAAATACTACCTTCTACCAATCCACATTCAACCTGAACAACAGACAATGGCGCTTTATCCTGCCTGGCGACAATTACCGGACATGGTGCATCGGTAGAGGTAGTATGGCCACCATGCGAAGGGTTAACAATGTAGCTGTGCTTTCTGTTGGCCGTTATTACTCCAATAGGTTGTTCAATGCTGGTTGGTTGATTATTAAAATTGGTTGGCATGATAAAAGGAGTGCAGGCAACAAGGCGATGCTTATCATTTGGCATCACAGTTCCGGCCGGCTGATCTATACTTTGATTTTGTGATTTGCCGAAATGCTTATCAATAAAATAAGTAGGTTGGCAAAGGCCGAGTTTATCAGCACATACAATTGCTGGCGCTGCGGTATCAATATCATTGGTCGTACTGCTATGGTTGTAGTTCAGCAGGAAGTCAGGACTTACAATTGATACACGGTCTTTAGTTGATAATGTAGGGCATGGTTTTTCTACAGAACTGATATTACCCCAACTTGAATAATGAAGTTGTAAGAATTGGCACTGAGTCAAATACAAACGATTCTGAGTAGTTAACACTGGCGAAGGATTATCTACCGAAGGAGGATTGTAAAAACCGTTCTTATCCATTGAATTGTATTTCACAAGGAAAGCAGGTTGTACAAGCTGCTGGCCACCAAAGCACGTTACAGTTCCGGCTGGACCGGTGACAGGTATAACTTTACCTGCAGGACGGCCTGAGTAATATTTTGAAATGAATGCCTTGTCACCGTGGGCTACATACTTAACAAGTCCAGCACGAACTCGTAAAAGCGTATTTGGGCTTAAATCTTTCTTCCTGGCGAAGATACTTTCACCTTCATCGGAAAAATTAAGAACTTCCTTCACTGGCTTCCACGGTTTTAAATGATCGCCAAACAGAATTCCTTTTTTCTTTTTGCTGTGTGTCAATTCAGGCCATACAATCGGAAGACCAGGTTTAGCGAAGCAGAGAAACAAACGGTTCCGGCTGGTGTACGCACCGAGATCAGCAGAATTGATTTCTCTGCGGCCGTTGTCATGCTTATAACCCATGTCGATAATTGATTCTTTCCACTTCATATAATCAACACCATTGCGTTTAGAATCTGGAACTGCAGGGTATATAGCTTTGAAGTATTTTTTCATCCGGATTTGAATATTGTTAACATCGCCATCAATGCTCTGCATAATTGCGTGTCCATCTACTCCACATTCGGGCTCTTCACATTCCATCCAATTAAATTCGCAACATTCAAACCCTTCTTCGCTTTTGGTAATCTTAGCACTCAACGGGCCCCATGACTCAAATTCAACAACGTTCTCAATTTTTAAATAGTCTGGATTGATTGCAGAGATATAACGAGGTAAATGCTCTGCCAGAGTTCTGCTGTCGGCATCCCTTGCCTGACCTCCCTTTGCTTTGCTGAAATTTGTACATTCGAGCGAAGCCCATAAAATAAGCTTTGCATTTGGGTACATCTTCCGGTAAAATTTTACAAGGATAATAAGGCCGTCCAATTTAAACGTCCGGATATCTTCTTCAAAATGAACTACGTCCCTATGGTTTAACCAATGGCTGCGAATTGCTTTCGGGTCATGGTTGATACAGGCAATTACTTTTGCTACTTTCTTTCCATTAACCTCAGCTTGTGCAAAGCCGTGAGTAGTTCCACCGAAGCCGCAGAACAAATCTACCAGCAGGAATAAAGGATCTTCAACAAAACCACGTAATTTTTTTACTGCCTGCTTAGAAGTAGTTTTTTCTTTAAGAGGTTGCGGTACTGATGAAAACGGTATTATTTTTATACCAAGTTTTTTAAGTTGTTTCTTGCTGTAAACTGCATCGTGTGTCCACGAACAAACTGAACATTCAGGCGCTAATTCATCGCCTCTTTCAAATGTTCTCACATCCAGATTTGCAATTAAGCCAGAGTTGCAAATTGGGCAAAGCATTGGTTCTATTTTTTTGTTTTTCATGTTGGTTATTTTACGATTTTAAAATTTTTCCACCAGCTACCGATTCGATGCTCTTCGCCAAGATCATTAATAGTTTGCCGTTCCATTAAACTGGCTTCGGTTTCTATGTAACCATTTACTTCATAGGTTTTACCCTTGGTGAAGCAACGGCCGTTATTATACATGTTTTGCTTTGCTTTGATAGTGGTTGTGTGTTGCTTGTACATAATTAATTGTTTTACTGCTTTTGTTAATATTACTACAGCTAATAGATTGAACTGATCTCCATATCCTTCTTTACCACCATCGAGCCATTCATTTAAATCATACTCTCCTGCAAACCTTGAGTCAGTGTCATCGGCTGTTATTGTTATTTTCATTGTGCGAAGTTTTGAAGTGAATTAAAGTTGTTCATCAGTATCATCTGTCTGCTCCCATAAATCAGCAGGCTTTTCATCGCCCTTCTTTCTCTTGGGAAACATTATCTTACCTGGCTTTTTGATTTGCAATGCATAGGCGGCTGATCTGTAATTTGATTCGCCTTCCTGCTCAACAAAGTTTTCGCACTTAGCACCTTCTTCGTAGAAGTGTTTGATGCCCCTGCCCATTGCCTTGCCTCTGGCATTATGCATATCAAAAGCATAATCTGGAATTTCAATTCGTTGGTCGTGATCTCTCCAAATTTTGATTAACGCATAATCCACGAGCCTTGATTTCTTTGCTCTGCACATTAGGATAACAGCATGCGTTAAAAACATCCTCTCGGGTTTGTTTTCCTTGTTGTCTTTTTCCTGATCGAGAAAACATTGATGAAGAGCATGCAATGTTGCGTGAAATGCAGGTGCCGCTAAACCGATATCCTCACTGGCAATAATTTTCATTCTCTTCCAGAGATAACCTGCATAATTGGAGTTGAAAAATTCTACCATAAAATAAAGAGCGATAGTTTCATCGCCTCTGCGGATTGCTTTTTGAAATGCGCTGGTTGCTTCAAAAAATCCATAACCGTTGACTGTTGTAAATTTCATTGTACGAAGTTTTTAATGTGTGAATGTATGGTGGTAAAGGTATGCATTAGTTGACTTTTTTGGCCTGTTTTAAACTGTTATTTATAGGAATAGGGGTGCAGGATTGCACCCCTATAAATTCCGGTAAATTATGGGTTATTCAGCATCAAAGGCATTATTAAAAAATGATCATTAATTATAGCCGCATTTCCACTACCCCACAGCTTTATTTTCACTGGTAAATTCCAGTCGAGTTGATTAAGTATATCCAGCATGAATTTTCCATTAAATGCGATATCAAACTGCGATTTCATTAGCAATTTTACCTTTTCCAGTTCAACAGAATACTCATGCCCTAAATCTACGTCCTGCGATATCAGTTTTACCTTGTTGGCTTTATCGTCAAGTAAAAACGTTACCTGATTTGTAGATGTGTTTGCGAACTTCATACAGACTTTTATTTCGTTGCTCAATTCAGTTGCGTCTGCAGTAATTAGCCCGGTTCCAATTCCCTGCGGTACCACGACCTTGTAATTAGGGAACCTTGCATCTATCGCCCTGGCGTAAAGTTTAATTCCATTTTCGTTTTCGAATAACAACTGGCCGCTTTCGAGATATGGTATTTTATCATCGCCGTACTCTAAACACTTGCCAGATGTTTTTACTTTCCAGCTACCACCGATCATTGTTAAAATTCTTGCTGCTTGATAAGGTAAGATGAACGGTGCCTTTACTTTTTCAATCGGATAGAAAAACAATCGATGTGCATCGGTCGCTGCAATTGCATCACCAAAATAAATTCCCGTCATTGCCGGCCGCAGATCATCATCACTGGTAAACTTCATTGCTGTTTCTATCAGCTCAATTTCTATATCGGTAAAATTGGGCTCGAGGTTATTGTATTCATTTGTTGGAAGTGCAGGATAGTTTTCTACCTGGTCACCCATTACTTTAACCTGTTTTTTTCCCTGCGCAATTTTTACGGCAATTTCTCCACCAGCAATTTGCTCTGGCATTCCTTTTACTTGTTTGTACTTCATTCTTTTGCAGAAAGTTTCGAGAGTATCATCTTCTTTGCCTTCTTTGATCATGTGGCCGGCAGCATCATCAGCACTGCCGTAATATTTAGTTTCGCCAGCTACGAACCAAGGCTTATCTATCATTGAAGCAACTGCAGTAAATACAGGCTCCGGCATTAATTCAGTGGCGGTAATAAATTGCTTCGACTCTATGCAGGCTGTAATACCTGATTTGTAAGGTATCTGCAGATGCACTTCAAGGTCGGTAACTGTCAGCGTGTCTTTGTCAAGACAAACGCATGATAAAATAGGTAAGACTGAGTTTTGATTAACCACGGCCTTTACAAGCTGGTGGATTTGTTTTGTTTTGATCTGTAACATTTTGCGAAGTTTGTGCCTTGGCTTATAGGCCGCAGCGGTTTAAAATTAATTGTATATTTCTTGTTGTAAAAATTCCTGTAGAACATCGAAGAACTCTCCATTCCATTCTCCACCTTGATATTTAAGTTCGAACTTATCAGTTAGTTCATTTGCAAGTTCATATAATCCACCACGGCCTTGATCTAATGCTTTTTTAGATACAGCGCTCTCAATCTTTTCTTCACCGTCAAAATATTCATGCCACGTTTCGAGAATAAAATCTACTACTTCAAAATGTGTTTCGTGCCAGCTATCAAAGCCATTTGGGAATTGTTTATCTGTTTGCATACTGCGAAATTTTTAGTGATTGAATAATTGTAAATCTATGCATTGTTTTTTCTATTGCAAAGCATCTTTTTATGCGTACCATGATTTGTACACGCCGGAGTCCCCACGGTCATAAGTGAATATAGAACCATAACGTGCGCTGATGTAGTAAGTTGGTTTACCGTCGTACATGCGGAAGTTTACACGCTTAAACACTGGCTCAGATAATTTGTTCTCGATATCAGGTTTTACATTACAGCACATATGCCCTTCGCTCCCAGGCACCACAGTTCCACCAATAGATTGCATCATTACGGACTTTTCATTTACTTCGGTTATCAGGTAAAAATCAACATTCGTTTGATCATAACCCCAACTGTCATAAAGCACATCTCCAACCTGATACGGATTTTCAAAGTTAGCACGAACGTTGGCCTTTGCAGATTGCAGTTCATAAGCTTCAAGGGTACGGTTTACAAACGACTCTATATTTTTCTCTACCCATGCAGACCGTCTAAATTCATCTTTGAAATAATATCCTTCCAGCAGCTTATATTGCCCCTTATTTTTGCCAACAGAATTGAGCCGGAAAGTATGTGCTACCAATTGGCTTTTTACATTGATGCTTGTAACTATTTTGTACGCTCCTATTATATAGGTCATATCATGCGTTGTAGTGGTCATAAATTTCTTTTTAATGGTTGGTAGATATAAGGAGTGCCGGACAATTCCGGCACCCTTAGATTTGCTTGAAAACACCCCAAGTTATTTCATATTGCAGGATAGGTACAGACGTAGTGGTATTTTTTGCGTTAAGCAATCCACGATTCTTTTCAGTCGCAGAAGTTCCAACTTCATTTGCTCGGGTGTCATTTCAACTCCGCTATCATCGAATTCAGGTAGCTTGATATCTTCCCATGAAGTTTTGCCTTCGCCCTTAGCTTTTTTTACTTTTGGCGGCTGGGCTGTTTGCAGATGTGTGGTAATGATCTGGGTCCTTCTTGGCTTTTGCTCGCCTTCATTTAGTTTGCCATCAGTATTAACAACTAATGCGCCCTTTGCAGCAAGATCTGCAAGCCACTCAGCTTCAAATTCATCATCTTTTGAACCTTCGATTGCAGGCACAGGAATTAACACATCGCCAGTTTCAACAACTGGTGGTGCAGTTACGACATTTACATCTTCATCCTCGGTTACAGGTTTGGTAACACCACGGATTGCTTTTGCTGCCAACGCCCTACCAGTACGACCGGGTTTAATTACCTGCTCTCTTGGTACGGCTGTTAAATTGGTTGGTTTCTTTACTTCTGATTTTTTGCCAGCAGCTTTTTTTACTGGTGCTTTTGCTTCGGGCGCTTTTACACCGTTTGCTGTTTTCTCTGCTGTTTTTAATTTTGCTGCTTCAACCAGATTTTTCTTAGCAGGTGATACTGCTGATTTTTGATTTGCCATTTTGCGAAGTTTTAAATTGTATATAAATAATAAAAAGAAGTAGTTAAGGAGTGCTGCAAATATTTGCAGCACTCACAGTTTCATTTAAAAGTGATAATTGCTGCAATTAGTGCAAAAACAAATTCACCGAAGATTGTCTTTTTCATGTTGCGAAGTTTTTAAGTGATTGAATGATTGTTATTTGATAGAGTAAAACTATGCTATATATATACAGGTGAAAAGCATTTGCACAAGTATTTTTTTGAGCCGAAATGCATGTGTAAAAACTTGATTTTGAACTCTAATTTTGACTGGTTTTTTAACCTTCCAGTGACGGATATTACTATTATTTTCTAATTTGGAGTGTGGACATAAAAAAAAGGGCGAAAGCCCTTTGTTCTGAAAATAAATATGTACTGCAGGATATCCCTAAAAAGGTATCTTGATTGTTTTGGAAAATGCATGTTTGATTTGCGTGGCTCCCTGTTTTTTTAATTCGATTGCAGAACCGAAATAAGCTTTCAGCAGTTTGTAATCTGCAGCTTCCGCAGTGTTGGTTCTGATACCAGCACTGCCGCCAACGTTATCACCGAAGCCAATCTGCTTCATACAGTATCTACGATCAATGAAACACTTTCTATGCAAAAATGCGTTGATACCTGTCATCCAAAAATCATTACTGGCTATCAGCAATGAATTAAATTTTAACTCGGGTGATGCCCCGGCCAACAAACCCATCCCGGCACCATTGATAAAACCATTCATGCTAAATGGAGTATGGCCGTGGTAATGTTCTGGCTTCACCCAATTTGAAAAACCAAACATATAACAACCCATCATCCTGGCTACATTGGCTGCGCTCTGTATGACGTAATAACAAAGTTCGCTATCCATCTTCTGCGTTTCACCAGGCTTCTGAGTTAGCCTGATCATTCCTTTCAAATCATCATCGAGCATAAAAACATTTTTGCACTTGTCGTAAATCCATTGACGTTTTGCAGGTAGGCCAACTATGTTGTCAGGATGAACCAAATATTCTGCATCCGGATTATGTTGCTTATATAAATCATGTTCGGATTTCGAAACACAAATGATGCAGTTATCAATAAATTTATGGCTGGTGATTGTCTGAGCCCTTCCCTTTGTTGGTATCACCAACTTTACAGTTATTTCTTTTTCCATGCTTCAATGAATTTTTCTGCTGTTACTACTGAGGTTTCCTTCACAAGTTTATTTTTGTAAGACATTGCTTTCGATATGCCCAAAGCATTTTTAATAAATGTGGTATCGATGGAGCGGTTGCAGAGAATAACAATTGTTTCGTGCCTTTCATCAAACACCGGTACCAGTGGGTACTTAACATTTTTGTCCTCCTTCTTAATTTTTTTTTGCTTTTTTGAAATGTCAGTTTCCCATTCAGTAATGAATTCATCACCAAGGATCTGTTCAATCATAAACATATCGGGCTTCCCGGCCCTGGCCAAATCGAACAATGCGTTCAATTCTTTTTCATCCTTCTGGCTTAATTGTTTGGATGGAATAAAGTAATTTCCTTCGCCAGTTGGGTTTGCTTCCAGCCTGCTATGGCCATCGATTAAAGAATAATCGGCATTGACAATACCGTCATAGATAACACCAAATTTTTTCATTAATACATCAAGCTGGTGGAATCCCTTTTCATCCCGAAGCTTCGGGTTATTTGGGTTTGGCCGTATTAGTGCTTTGTCAATTTTGATAAGCTGCCAAGTGATAGGAGTCGTTTCTTTTGGTTTTGTTGCTGCTTTTGCCATGCGTTAAGTTTTAGTTTGTGAAGTTATGATTTTATTTTTCTTAACAGCCTGGCGATAACTACTACCTGCCGGCCATTGAATGATACAAGCATTGAACCATTCTTACCACGAATGCATTTACCATCTGCCCGGTGGACAGCTTCGCAGGTTTGGCCTTTGTATTCTGCAGCAGTAAGCCGGTCACCAAGATATTTATACATCATAGAAAAGTTTTCCCTGGTTATCAACAGGCCGAACATCTGCAACAGTTACCGGCTTCTTTGTAACTTTTACTTTCTCCATCTTTTCCATATCAAAATACCAAATACCCATTGAGCCAGCGACAGGTATTGGATTTTCAAACTTCTTTATATCAGTTAACCTAAGACCCCAACGAATTTCATTTTCACAGTCAATCAATGAACTTTCCGAATGCTCTCTATCATGTAGTAAGCCGAAGTCTTTTACAAAAGCACTGCCAAGGATAAAACCATTGATCATTTCTTCCGGCTTATATAATAAATCTGGCTTTGTAAGGTATGGGTTGTTGACTGCAGCAGGTCCATTATCGGTATGCTTCCCGGCATGGATAAGAATAGTTCTGCCGAGCAAAGATGAAAAACGATTGTGCGTTCTGGTTTCAATTGTTTTCCACTCTCTCATTATCCATGTTGCCCACGGCTGGTAAAGTGTTATTGCTTGATAGATCATGCGTAATAATTTTTAAGGTATTTAATTAGATATCGAGGATCTACTTCAACTGCCCCGGCTTTTAACGCTCTCTCGATATACTCCCCCTTGATATCATAGTGCGGTTGCTTTCGGCCAGTTTTATTTTCAAACCAGCAACGATTAACTCCTATTTTTTCAGCAAATGCATGAAGTGTTTTTATATCATTTGCTACAAGGTGACGGAATCCATTTGATTGCCAGCCAGTATCAATAACTACTTTATATAAAAATTCTGCTTCCATTTCTTGCTTCTCGTAATATCTCATACGATTATCGTGTAACTCCATATTATCAAAGCTGGCAATTTCCTTACATCCAACGCATAGGTAATGGCCATCTGTTTGACATTCACCACAGTCATTTGGGAATGCCTTTGCTTCAAAATCAGGGCAATCAGTTCTTTTTTCAATTTGTTGCATAAAATCCTTTTTTAATTCTGACAAAATATGTTTGTAGTACCTGACGAACTTTTGCTTTGTAGTGCTGGTTCTGCTGCAGCTTATCCGGAGCCAGTGGTTCATTTGCTTTCCGTAAGGTGGATTCATCCACACCCGGCCAAACCAAGGCAAGAAAAGGCCATCATCTTCAATTGTATAGTGTTTCTCAGCGGTAGGCCATGGGCGATTTATCGGGCTGCATGGGTCCAGGTCGAACTTACCAAGTGCTGCGACAATTTCCGGAGGCGTTAACCATTCATCTGTACGCATGGTAGCAGATTGGTGGCCACCAATTCCTAATTTTCTGCTCATAACTTTGTCATTATTTTAAATGTAAAATACTCCTGCCCTTTCTCTACATCTACCACATCAACAACTGCTCGTTTTATTAATTTATCGTTGAACTTGTATTTCTTTTGCAGGATATCCTGCAGTGGTTTGCAAGGGTTATCCCAATCGGAAAGACTACTACTAAAGCCAAACTCAAAATGAATTTCATAAGGTGGTGCCGGAAGATCTATTTTCTTTGGCAGCTTCCACATCAAAAACTTTTCATAGTTTTTATAGGTATCAGTTTTATATCTCGTTCCTTTCCATGCTTTATTTACAGATAATGGCACACAGGCGATTTTGACTGTTTCCCGTGGAACGTTGGTTTCTGGATTGAAGCCAGTCAGTATTTTACCATTGTCTTTATCTTCGGTGTGGTTCTGGTAATACAGCTTTTTAAATGCTTTTTCATCTATCGGGACTGCTTCTTCAATGAAGGTAATTTTTTTTCTATCGTAAGGAATTCCAATACTCAATCTCTTTTTTTTGATATCATCCATTGTCCAGTTGCTCTTAGCCATTTTATTTCTTTTTAAAAGTGTAAAATATAAAGACTCCTATCAGCAAAACATCATAGCATGCAAGGCAAACAAGTAGTATTTCACTGAGGTTATCCATTAAATTACTTTTTGAATTTTGATACATGGTGCCCATTGGCAATTGCCCACTCAGGATTTTGTTCCTTATACCCATTGCAGGGACCGCAGGAACGTTTAAGATTTGATCGGACAGTTCTATTCTTTGGCGTTGACTTCTGCTGATGGTCCCAACATTCAAATTTTCCATTGCATACTGGTGACTTTAATTCACAAGTCCGATTTGTTTCTAATTTCTTCAACTCAGCTAAGATCTTATCATCACTTTTCATCTTCGCACTTTTCTTAGCGATGGGCTTTTGTGGTTTTGCAGCCGCGGTTGTTGGTTTTGTTGTTGCTACTGCAGGCGAACCTTCGGCCATAAATTTATGCCTGGCGCAATAACCATTTTTCTCTGCGGTAAAAGAACAAATCGGGAACTTACAATCTTCTGCCATTTATTTTTTCAATTTTAATGTATGATGTTGCTCTCTGCTCAAGCAAACTAAAATTATTTTCATTGTAATCGTAAGGATGCGGATATCCGGGGTCATATATTGCACCTTCGTTATAAACTACCCAATGCGTATGCTTTGCTCTTTCAAAATGTATTGTAAGCATGCAGAGAGCCGGCAAATTTTCTTCGAATGATTTTATCCTGATAGTTTGCCCTACATCATACCCGTAAACATTCAGAACCTTTGTAATAGCCTTGGCACTGGTGCCCTGCACATGACCTATTCGCAATACAACATCATACAAAGGATATCCTGTGATCATTGCAACACAATGGTGACCGCAGGTATTTGAATGCTTTGGTTGTTGTAGTAGCTGCATTAGAATAAAGGCAATTGTTTTAACGATACTTGATTAAGGATATTATTTTGAAATGGCTTCATGCTTTCTTCCGCTGACTTTCTATTATGCCAATCAGAATTTAACTCGTCCTGAATTTCATTTATTATTGCCTCTACAGTTTCAGTAATTTTTATCAAATCATAATATCGCTCGTGCAATTCAGCAGATGTTTTACGCATGATTTTTTGATACCAACGTTGATCTTTATACTTGCCGAGCATATTAAATTCATGTTCGTACTTTTCAAGACTAATACGCAAATCTATCAATGTATAATGATAGTTCACTTTCGTTTTGTCACTTAGAAACATCACTTTATCAGGATTGTAATTTTAAAAAAGAATAACTGCAGTTGCACTTCACTGGTATAGTTGATCATTGTCATTGGAACCCACTTGCTCCATGACAGATTAAAACCAAACTGGCCGGTATTGCAGGTAAGCCATAACTGGCAGCTATCAAATACCCAATTCTTAACAATGGCCTTCGGCAGCATTTTAATAATTTTCTTTTTCATTTTTTAAGTTTGTATTCGTGAATTGATTTTTTAATTTGATTGATGTCATGCAGCCGAAAACTTAATTCCTGATTACAGGTTGAAAATAATGATTCCAATCCAGCGCCTTCTTGTTTTAAATAATGCTTACCCATGTTACGAGCAAACCATTCCCTAAATGTTGCTACATCGTAGCTAACAATTAATTTCAAAGCTATTGCTTCTGCTTCTGTGAGTATAAGATGAACTTTGAACTCAGCCTGGATTTGTGATATTACTTTTATTTCTGCCATAAAAAAAATTAAGGTTTTATTTCAAGATAAAATTCATACTCGGTACTATGATTTGATATCTGCTTCCAGTAATCAACTTTCATTTCAGCAACCATCCGTTCAATATACAAAGTTTTTAGTTGTGCCCGGTGGAGTAGGTCAACTGTTATAAACTCAGGCATGATCAATTCTTTGCTAACAAAATGATGGCCTCTGATATATAAAGAAAGCTGTGTCACAACTTTTCGTTTATGTAAATATTGGTTTGTGAATTACTAAGCTTGTCAACAAAAAATGCAGTCATTTCGGTATCACTTGCCTCAGCAATTAAACCATCAGTAAATAAAACTTCCGGAAAATAAATATGCATTACAGGCAATCTTCCATTGCGCATACACTGATACGCAGCTTCAATATGTCCCCGGCGCTGGTTCAATATTTCATCGTCGGTATAAATCACCTGGCTTACTTCTTTTGCTCCTGATACTTTTTCCTCTACCAAGCTGGCAGAAAACCTTTCTTCCGAATGAACACCGAGAACATTGCAAACAAGGTCAAGGTTCATATTCTTTCCCCAATCCTTTATGCCAATACCGTTCTTCCGGAAGGCAAAAACAATTTCTACAAAGTTCAGCAGAGAAAAACTTTCTTTCAATTTCAACATAAATTCCTCAACAAGCACCTTCATATATTTTTCATCATCTGGCAAAGGCCAACCAGTGATAACATGGATGCGAAGTAAAACCTCAGCAACATTCGTTAAAATTTCTGCATCAGTCATATCGCAAATACGAGTCGCTGCGTACTTCATTTTTATTATTTCTAACTGGTCATTGGTTACTTTGCCCGAGAGCGCCAGTAAGTATTGCGAAACCTCCTGATTTTTTACCAATTCCATTTGCTTGTTTTTGTCCTGCATCTTTTTTTGAATTTTTGATTGAGTCGAATTTCGAATAAAGGTTTGTTAATAAAAAATTGTCTTTCATCCAAGGATCTGCATAAGCAAGTTCCAGAAAGTGAATTAAAATTTTCTCGGCATATTGCTCAGTCCATTCCACTTTTTTTCCATCGCCGAGGTCAACTGTTTCAGAAAGCTTTTGCAGCCGCTGGATAATTTTTTTCAAATTTTTTGCCATAGCTGCAGAAAATGTAGGCTCGGCATCAAATTTTGATTTGTAAAAATTGAACCATATATCAACAATTTTTTTCCAGAAAGGAACTACTTCACTTTTTGATTTTTTAACCGGTGATTTTTGATCACCGGAAAAAAGAAGTTTAGTTTTCTTACCAGTGTTTAGTTTAGTATTATCTGTTACGGTTTGTGTGTCACTGTGAACCACAACTACCGATTTTTGCTTTCTTAGTGTTTCATTTTGTGTGTCTGTATGAACCACAACTTTTTTCATTATTGCTAATTGTAGGTCGGTTTGCGTGTCACTGTGAAACGGAACCATTGTATAAATTGGACTCCTTTGCCCGGTCAATTCGATATAAACAATGCGCCCTTTTTCACTCAAAACTTTCCTTGCTCGTATCACTGAGGACTTCGATAATCCAGTTTTATTTTGCAGAGTTAGCATCTTTACAGGGAACTCTTCACGCCATCCAGCTTTGTTATTTACATGCATTAAGGCATGCCATAGGTTGATGGCCGAGTCCGAAATTTCATTCGTTTCAAGCCAATCATAAAACATATTTATTTCAGTGATGTAATTCAACGTCGTTATTTTTCCTGCGTTTTTTAGAATAATTAAGGTAGGTATATACTTGGCGTTTACCTAATATTTTATAGCCTATTTTTTGGTTCTGTCCAAGGAATGCCTATCCTATTAAACAGGTCAATTTCTTCTTTTATATTATACTCCTTACCATTGTATGTAAGCATTCCGTTAATGCTTTTGTAGCCCCTTGCAGCCCATCCTGCAGCAAGTACTGTGTGGCTGTACTCAGCAGGTCCAGTTCTGATTGCTTTTATCAAACCCCAATTATTTTCAGTGGCGAAGAACAAATCTAACTGCATTCCATTTGGTAAAATTCTTTTCGTGTACCTGGTTTTACCGTACTCCAATTCACCAATTACTTTAGACCATTTATTAACAACTGCAGCAATGCCGCTGTTGAACAATCCTGTATCGTATGGTTTGGGTATGGCAACTATTTCAATGTCACCACAAAACTCACATTCCCGGCTTATAGAGCCAGCTATCTCAATTCTAATGCAGTGAGGTCTTAGCTGTTCAATTACTTCGTCTACTGCTTCCTTAGCAGCCTTGTATGGTATTTTAAGTTTCATAACATTGCATCTTTTTGGTTAATCAAATGTTTTATTCTTCTGCGAAGTGGTTTGAAATTAAGCATAACATTCAGCGCCCGGCTAAACTCGGTTTTATAAACATCGGCCATTTCATCCAATGATTCGCTATACCAGTAACCGCCATTATCAGCAAGGATGAACCCTGGACCACAGATATCGTTCCTGCGTATGTGACCAATGATCTGCCGAAGTTCAGAGTCACCAATTTTGTAACCCCGTAACCTGATGTGTTGTAAAATCTCACCAGACTTAATTTTAGCCTCCTGAGAGCCATGATTTAATTTTAAGGAGTGCATGATAAGACCAGCTATCCTTTGATGCTTTTCGCTTAAAAATTCAATTGCTTTTTCTGTCATAGTAAGGACAATTGTTTAGTGTGATTTTTATACCGCTTCTTAGCATCCATATAGTACGAATATTTTAACTCACATGCTACCATTGGTATAGATAAGTCAAAAGCTGCAATGCCGGCAGAGAAAGAGCCTGCATGCGTTTCAAAGATGCTTTTGAATTTTCTAAGCGTAAACAGGAATTGATAAAGCTGCACCGGCTTTTGTGTCGGGTGTATTCTTTTTTGGTTAAGCTTTTTATTACCCTGCTGAACTGTTGGCTCCTTCAAAGATTTTCCCTGTATCATTCCATTCCATAGAAACTTAAAAACAATGGTTGGCATATCGAATGAAGTCCAGGCTAATTCATAATCGTTAAAATCACTGGCACCATTGCACTTATCCCATACTATCCAGCCGGTCGGATGTGAAAGCAACCAATCATCAAACTCTTTGCCGCGGCGTGGTGTCTTATGAACGGGTCCGATAAAATCAAAGTAGTTTGCACCCCAAATAATTTGATCGTAGCTTATTCTTTGCAGTTCAATAAAAAATTCCTCTGTTGGTATTTCATTATCCCATTGAGCACAAGGATTTTTATACGTCCGTTTACGCTTTACTAATTGGCCAGCGGCAGAACGATATGAACCATTCTTACCGAGCCCTTTAAAATATGGAGGGTCTGCACTCCCGAGATCGAAAGATTTATCTGGCTGTTCAGCCATCTTCTCCATGCAAGGCATCCTGTATAATTTTTGATTTCTCATTTATTCAGTTTGTCTGCAGTGAAGTTTTTAATGAATTCATCAATCACACTTGCTTCGTGTTCATCTGACTGTTCTCCATCAGTGCCAACAACCTGGTTAACTATCTTTCGCTTCTTTTCAATGATCGCATGAATGTACTCGTCGATGGTATCAGTTGCGATTGCGGACATGCATTGTACACTATCCTTTTGGCCAATTCTATGACAACGGTCAGTACATTGGTCAAATCCTGCAGGGTTCCAAGGTTCTTCAATCATAAGCATTCTGCTGGCTGCAGTAAGGGTTATACCAACGCCACCAGATTTAATGTTGCAGATAATTTCTGCAGTATCGGATAAAATATGATCATGGTCAGCATTTTTGTGCTTCTCCAATTTCACACCGCAAACCTTGCACTTCTGGAAAGAGGTAACAGCTTCATCTCGTTTCTCGAGAGAATCATCACCAACAATTGTAACGGCTCCCGGAAGATGGGATTTTAATTCACTTACAATTTCCTTGTGCCATGCAAACACAACAACCTTTTCACCAGCCTCAGTAATTTCTTTTATAGTTTCAAGTACATGCTCAACTTTCCCCCGGGCGGCAACCTTCCGAAGTACCTGCATACGAACCATTACCTCACCACGCAATGACTTAGAAATTTCTTCTTCACTTTTCTGCAGGTTCTCCCGTAGGTATTCAATAAACTGGTCCTCTGCCTTTTTGTATTCTGCCCGGTTGGTTATCTCTACAGCAATGGTGCTGTAAACTTTATCAGGAAGATCTTTAAGAACATCTTTTTTCAGTCTGCGGAAAAAACAATGTTTGTGCAGGTAGTAATTTAATTCACGCAAATTTGATGCTTCGTTAAAGCCCTGGCAATACCTATCAGTAAAACCTTTATAGCCGCCAAATTTTCCAAGCTTACCAGCTATGTGGAGTATTGGTATCAAATCCTTTGGTTTGTTCACTACAGGCGTTCCTGATAGTGGTAGAATGACTTTCTTTCCTTTGCAAATACCCATTACAAATTTGGATTGCTGAGTCTTACCTTCCTTACACCTGTGCGCTTCATCAATTATCACTGCATCAAACTTATCAATGGTGCTGTTAAAAGTGATATGATTAAGCCGCAACGGAACAGGCTTTCCAGTTTCCGGACTCAGTGGAATATTGATTGACTTAACAAAGAATTTTTTTAAGCTTTCATAATTTACGATGAAATATTTAACTGAGCCAACATCATTAAAAACAGGCCAGCTTGTTTTTATTCTATCAGTTAAAATTGCAGCTTTCTTCCATGTCCACATATCTTCTATTTCACTTTTCCAGTTTGCTTTTAAAGATGCAGGACATATAACTAAAACACACTTGCTGTCAACTGCTTCTGTTGTTGCAATAGCCTGGCCGGTCTTACCAAGCCCCGGTTCATCACCAACAATAACACCAATGTTACCATCACGTTCAAGCTGCTGCAGACAATATGCCACCCCCTTGCTTTGATAGTGATATAACGGAACCCGTAAAGGAATATCAACCTTTAAGTCAGGTAATTCCTCAATCTGAGTATGGTCTATATTTTCACCAACTGGCTTAGGCTTCATCCCCATTTTTATAGCCCATTCAAATAATGCATCTCGATGCTCGAGATCAACAGTCCAGAATTTACCAGCACCATTATAACGTGCAGGCTGAAATTGTTTTACTCCATCAACAAGGTATGGCCTGTATGCAAATCGTACTTCAAAAAAATATTTGGTTTCATTAATCTCAATCATGCTGCGAAGTTTTTAAGTAATTCAATTTAAGCATTTTATTATGTGTTACAAAATTATTGTGCTGGTTAGCATGGGTCGAACCTGCATACCACTTTTACAGCGGAACAGTATCTTATCTTGGCTAACCCATAACTTCTAATTCGATACTGCGTGTACACCCTTCCACCATACCAGCGTTTAAAAATCATTATGCTTAGATTTACCCTTTACGATAAAACATTTTACACCAACTCGGGGAGCACACCCGATAACCTATGATTTTTTTTACTTTTCGGCTTCCGAATAAGTATCATTTTTAGGGTCGGGCCCTTCTGGCAGTTCCATTTCAAGCTGAACCTCCGGTGCACGTTTACCTTTAAATAAGTACTGGTCAATTTCATATTCACATTTGATAATGTCCTGTCCTAATTCACTCAGGAAAGGATATTCACCACCAACATACTTAGTGAACGGCGTTGTTAAATTAACTGTTCCATAAATGCCTTCCATAGTGCCGGTAATGGTTACACCAGTGCTATCATCATTTCCACCAATGCTAAAACCTGTAACAGAAAATTCTTCATGATCAACCTTGTACAGTTGTTTTTTTGGCGGAACATCACGAACATTACAGATATAGGCAAGATGCCTGTGAAGATTTTGGAAAGCCGCCTTTAAATCATCGTGTACGGGAACAGTACAATCATTTTTTAAATCGTTCTTGCTGTGCCCTGGTAGTTCTTCCGTCCATTCAGCATAAAGAAACAATTCGTTTTTAATTTTTGCTTTCTTAAATTTTACACCATCTTTCATTGGTGCTTCGGGTTGCCCATTAGGGTTTGCCGTTGCTGCAATTTTTTTTGCCATTGTGTTGATTTTTATGATTAAAATTATTGTTGCGCATCGTTGATTATTTTGTCCTCCCAACTTTCATACAAAACAAACTGTTCATTGGGTGAAGGAATAGCTATCTGCAGGTACTCGGATGCCCACTTTATAACTGCCTCCAAAAAATTATTAAACTCAGTAATAGAAAGACTGGCAGTACTGCCGGCAATTCTAATTTCTTCGTCACTTAAACGATTCTTTATTATCTTATCTAAAAACAATGCTTTTAACACTGCATGTGCATCATCATTTCTCTTTACCTCATCATAGCCCTGGTCGTATAAGCCAACCCGTACCATCGGAACAACAACACCCCAATAGTACCGATTTAAAGGTATTGTTCGCTTTCTATTATCCTTGATAGTTATCAGGTAATTGCCATCTTTAAGATGTGCAAACAACTCCCGAAACTCTTTCATGTTTTGGATAGTCCGGCTCGCTATGGTGATACGTAGTTCTGACATTATAAAAACAGTTGTTCGATATTATCCTGCAACTTTTCTTCCCGGACAACCTTTTCTTTTAGTTCATCAAATTTTTTCAATTCTTCAATATATTCGAGCAACTTTTTTAATGCTCTGCTTTGTACAGATAACAGGTTTGATTTTGTTACATTATAGCTTCTGTTTAAAGCTGCAGTACTATCGTACATAATGGCTTTATTTGCAATTTCTTTGACTGCCAACCGAAGATAATCGATATCGATTGCTACAAGAAATTCACGCATGCCATTTATAAGCAGTGCCAGTTCCATGCTGTCCTCGAGGTTTACTTCTTTCTTAACAGTACGTTCTTTACCTTTGTGCCTTTTTGTTATCAATTCTTTAGCCCATTCAACACGGCCTCTCCAATTTTCATCATTGTCAGCCCAAACATACTCGAGGTATAATCCAGAACATACATCTGGATAACCAAATTGAGCAGAACCACATTCAATCATTCCAAGTTCTTCAAGTTCAATCAACCTGGCTTTAGTTCGTTCATTGTTTTTTCCATCGTAAAAGTCTTTACGTTCTGAGAATTTTTGTTCCATAAAAATAGGTTTAGTATGAAAAATAGATTGATAACTTTAACTCTGCGCATACTTCAAGCCACTTCCTTGCTGACCAGTACGCCCAGGCATCCTCTTCCGGAAATTTAAAATTCCAATTCGCATTTTTATTAAGTTCAACTACTTGATCAGAAGTAAAGCCATCTTCATAACCATTAATGCCGGTTGCCTTAGTTAACATATCTCTGCATGTAGAGCAGTCTAAATCACCAAAATCCAAAAAACCGTCAACTGCACCAGCTATTTTTTTTACTTCTACATAAGCTTTTTTAAAACTTTCCCGTATCGCTTTATTTTTTATTCTTAAACGATTGTTTACAATTTCAGTTTCAATTTTTGTATGTGCATCCCATCCCATAGTTGTAATTTTTACGCAACTGCCGGCAATTCGCCAAACAGGTACCATTGTTTAAAAGAAATTTCCTGATACTTTTCTTTGCCATCATTATACAGAGCAGAGCCCTTTTTGATGGGTATTTTAAAAACCTTGAAGTTTACCTTCGAGATAAAAATAACAATATCGTTTGTCCGGTTTTCCAAATCCATGTACCAGGCTCTCGACCGATCATAGTCAAAATACCGGAAAGCTTCTTCGCATTGTTTCTGTGTTGTGCAGGCTGTGCTTTTGATATCTCCACTGAGGTCAATATCAGGCCGAAATAAGTCCCATTTGCATTTTGCAGGTAATGTGAAGTCAAAGCCTTGATAGTTGATAGGAAAGGCTGGATTGTAGCTTATATGCTGGAATTTGCACTGTTTGATGAAAGCTGCACAGAACGGGTCCTTTAAGAATGCTTTTTTCATTTCCTTCGCTCGAGTAAATTCATCAGCAGTGTACAGGTAATCTTCCCCGGACACCCGAAGTTTAAAATAGTCAACCTTATGTGGTTCTGTTATCATAGCATCAATTAAAGTACCATTGGCGTATGCAGTTCGTAAATCAATGATCTGCTGTTTGTTCATCCAATATTCCTGCAGCCAGCCCAAATCTGAGTTGCTGACTGCAGGGAATGACCGATAATTTTCATCGGTTATGATAACAGGGGTTTCTGTTTGTGTCATTATTCTGCGGCTTTTGTAGTTGTCTTACGGCTAACAGCTTTTACATCTTCTACATATTCCAGAAACTTACTTTCAATTTTGGCACCGCCTTTATTTACCAGCTTTTCGCAGAACGTTTTCATTTGGTCAAGCTTTGTATTACCAACCTTTTCAATGGCCAAATTCTTACCTTCCTGCTCATACCATAACTGGAATATTTGTGTATATCCAATTACATGAAGAACATTAATAACAAAAGCTATTTTGGTTTTAATTTCCGGTGCAGCACTTTGAACCTCTACTTCTTTCTCAAACTCAACCATTGTTTTTTCACCCTGAGAAGTAAGTTCAACTTTTTGTTCATTTTCCTGTGTAGCGGCCGCAGCACTGGTTGTTATTTTTTCAGCTTCCTGCTGCTGGCGCTGTTGCTGTTGTTGTTGAAGTTCTTGTTGCCTTTGCTGTTGCAATTGCTGTTGCTGTTCTAATTCTTTACGCTTTGTGTCATCTGCTTCTTGTTGTAACTGCAACCTGGTAGCCTCAGCTTCATCAGCAATTTTTTTAGCCTCTTTCAGTTCATTAAGTTTGGATGGAAGTAGGTCAATAAATTCTTCCTGTTGCAGGGAAAGTTCAGCCTCATAATTTGCAGCAAACTCTTTGAACTTTTCATTTAATGCATCGGAAATAAAAGTCATGATTTCGTCATTGTTATGAAACTTCCCATAAACAGAAATAGGTTTACTGGATAATTCCACCAACGACAATTTGTTCTCGGCTTCTTTTATTTTGCCTTCACGAACTTCAAAATTTTCGAGGGTAATTTCATTGAAGTACCTGAGCCGAGTTTCTTTTTTTGAAACAAGTAGTTCGGTATATTTTGCGAACAGTTTATTTTCAATTTCTGCCTTCAAATCAATTACCTCTTTGGCCTTATCTGCTTTATCCTGCGCCTCCTTTTCTTTACGCCTTTTGATAGTGACAACTTCGCCAGCATATTTATTACGCTGCAACTGGATGGTATTTGGCGCAGTGCCGGCCTTTGCTTTATCAATTTGATTTTCGGCCTCGGTAAACATACTTTTAAAATTGTCCATCAACTGAGTAATGGCAGAACGTTGCTGTTTCATTTCATCAACCGCACCGGAACAGTTAACTACATACTTCAAACTGCGTTGGTCAATTTCAGATAGTGCGAGCATACGTTGATCTTCATCGGGTATAGCCCAGGCTTCTTTCCATTTGTTAATAATATCGTTGCCGACAATGAGTGCTTTTTCAGTTCGGCTTCTGTTTGCTGTCAAAACAAGCGGCGCTGTTTTGAAGACTTCAATTGAGTTTTGAATGACGGCCAACTGATTGTTAGCCTGTTGATTTTTTTCCATGTTTTGCGATGTTTTTTGTATGCTGTAATTTAATCAAATTAAGTGTAAATAAGTAAATTTAGTAGCTGATATTAATACTACTAAAATTCATCATCATCAAGAGTTTTACCGGCATCTGTTTTTACTTCTTCGGTTTTTGTAAAGCCATCATCATCGATTGGTCCGTCCTGTGAAGCTGGCTGTGTTAATGATGTGCTTTTCTCTGAAATACCGGTCGCTGGTTCATCAGTTCCGTAGATATCAATTGGCTCAGTATCTACAATATCAACAGTTTCAGATGCAAGCTGAGAGTATTTTCCAATCATGCGAACCTTTGGAAAATTACGGAATGAATGCTTGATGCATTTAGCTTGCACCATTCCCGGCAATCCATCAGTCCATGCCTTACTATCAGGATCTTTGGAGAAAGCCTTTAATTTCAGTATCTCAGGCATTGTGATAACCTTGTAATCAATGCTATCATCTGCCCGAGTAATTCTGAGAAAACAGGCAATAATTTCAGCACCTTCTTTACGTGGAAGTATAGCTTCATGCGTGATCTTTAATTTGTTGTCCTCAGTTTTCATTTTAAACAAATCGCCATCATAAACAAGCATCGGGTTATCAACATACTTTATTTGCCCTTGCTGTTCACGGATAACAAGTTCACCAGTACCACTTATACGAAGCTGCGCCCTGGCTTCCCAAATCGGATTCGTTTTTGTTCCTACATTTTGATTAACAGGAACAACATAAGCATGCTTCATTGCAGGGTCAAAGGATAGTCCATTTACAGCCATATCGAGGAAACAGCCGTATAGGCTCAATTTCGTACATGCGGCAATTTTTGGGTTATCCTGCACGATCTTTGCGAAGTGGTATTTCTCAGCTTCGTAAAATTTCAGCGCATTCTTTCCATGGAAAGTAACATACAGGTTTTTAAATCGCTCTGCTACTTCCGGCAGGTTTACAATTTGTGTTGCTGGCGACTGATTCAATTTTTGAATGATCGTCATTTTTGGCGTTTCCATTTTTTCTTTTTTTTGTTATGAATAATGCCCGTTACTGTCGGGTTGTTAAGTTAATTTGTTGAGAACTGCATTGAATTTTATTTGTCTTTCCTTCTGCAGATTTATTAACTCACTTTCTGATGTCGGATGTTTAACGCTAAACAATTTAATCATTTCATCGATGCAAGAGAAGTGGAATGTATCTGAGCAACTTGCAAGTACCTTCATTATAAAATCGATATCTTCTTTCATAAGCTGTCGTTTAAAATTTGAGCAATACTGTAGTTAGAAAATTCATCATCGCAACTGGAAGGTGGCGGTGGAATAACATGCGGAAAGGTAGGTAAAATGTTTCCGTATCGAGCAAGCTGCCAAGCATCATAATAAGATGCAGGATTTGGCAGTTCAGTTTTTTGAATTACATTTGTCATGCGTTAATTTTTTCTTGATGCCGTTGGTTACTGCCAACGGCATCGCCATTTATAATTTATCCAAAACATCAGCCTGGTCAATCCCGGTATGTTTGGCAATGATCTTTACTGCTGCAGGCGATATGATTTTACGGTTATTCTTTTCTGCAATCCATCCCTCAACTGTTTTCATGTGCCGGTCGAACTCCATACATAGAGCGCCAAGCGCCTTGAAATTGCCCTTTAATTTTGCGATAGCTTCTGCTGATAATTCCATAACTGTAAAATTTGAATACACAAATATAGAAATAATTTCCACAAAACCTACCGTTTTTTAAAAATATAAAAAGCCCCTGTTGATACAGGGGCCGATACAAAAAACATGTCTGCTTTAAAAAGCTATTTTTTAAATTGCTTCCATTCGGTCGATATTTCGATACCGTCAGATGCCCAATTGATCGTTTTTTTGATAAGTGCATCAAGTTCCTTGTTGCCAATGGTTATTTCTGCAAACTGGCTTTTGATAAATTCACGTAACTGAGTTTTTTCAGCCGCGGATAACTCTTTTAGTTCTGACTTTAATAAAGGTATAGCCTTAACAAGAGATATGCCTTGTAATACGTCTGTAAGCAGTTGTAGCTGCTCAGAAAAATCAATCTTGCCATCTTTCAAACCATTAGTTACATGCCCGGCTGTAGTAAATGCAAACTGTGCAAATGCCTGAATTGTCTGAATGCCGAATTTTTGTTGCTTCGTTGCCATAAAGTTTTTTTTAAAATGATTGATATATTTTGTACGCCAGCGTTATTGCTGCCGCAAGGAAAACTATTACTTTAATCCAACTAAGGGTTTTTGGGTTCATCATCATTCAATTGCTTGTCAATAATACTCTTTAATTTTTTTTCTGAACCACCGAGGAAATAAGTGAAACCAGCATTGCCGATACCTCCAGCCAATGCATAATAAACGTACACCATCAACATAGATATTTTATACTGAGCAATAGCAGATGGAAATGTGATGCAAAAAATGGCAATGAAAACAATCGTACCATAAATAGAAAACTGTTCTGCAGCCCAATACTTTGATCGTTTGAAAAACTGACCGTTTTCAATAAATTTCCGATTCAATTTATTCATGTTTCGGAACTGAACAAACAAAGCAGCCAGACAGGATACTATTATTGGAAGATATTCTTGCATCGGTTTTTATTTTAAAATTATTCAATTGGCTCCAAAGTACCAATTACTTTTACTTTCTTCCCTTGCCGGTCACGCTGGAAAGATGTTCTGCACATATACCAGGCGACATCCTTTGTCGTTTGATTTACGAGCCTAACCTTATCGCTAAACTCAGAATAAGAGTTCATTTTTAAATTGGCCAGAACGTCAGCTTTATCTTCCTTTGGTATCAATTTAATCCAGCCACCACCGCTTACTTCATTGAAATTTGTAACACCAAGTAACTTCATCCATGCAGGGTTTGCCCGTTCAAGATTATCGTCTGCATCATTCATAAACATTGCTATAGGACTGCAATCAATGAGCGCATGCTGGTTTGAAATACTTACAGCCTGGTTATCAGAAATATTTGCAATTTGCTCTCTTAAATCTGCTACGGCATCCCGGAGTTTATATGTTCCACCATTATAGGTTACTTCCTTTGAAATTTCAGCAATCTTTACGTTCTGCTCAGTTAGCATTTTTTCAATTCTACTCTGGAATGTAAACCGGCTTTTTATAAATTCAAATGCCCACGTTCCAATATACTTTTTACCAAACATCTTTTCGATAAAATTCGAAACGCTTAGTAAGAAAGTAGATACAATAGCGATGAATGTTATCAACGATGCAAATTTCATGTGCTGCAGAAAGTCAACAAAATTTTTCATTTATCAATTATATTTTACTATTCCAATATTGTTATCAATGCAAATTAAAATTGCACTTTTTATTAAATCCTTCAAAGCATTTTTTCCTGTTGGCGAATAATGCAAGTGATCTGTCATAAAATAAGGAGAAGTAATCGGTGTATCGTAACCGCCAAATAAAGGGTATGACTGCAAATCAATTAGCACGTCTGCTTTTAAATCTGTATTCCAGCCATCAAGTAATAAGTTGTTGTAGATATCAGTTTCAGTTTTCATTCGCAGATGCTTTGCGCTGTCGAATGCGGTTGCTCTGGAATAAGTCAATGTGAATACAATTGTTTTAAAATCGTATCTTTTAAAATTACTCACATACGAAACAATATCATTATAAAGACCAACGCCACCACTTACCTCAGCCTGAATATCGTTTATCCCTGCAAGTAGAACTAAGATGTTTTCAGTACAATCAAACTTCCTTGCTAAAACTATTTCATTGATCTGAGTTGTGGAATTCATTGCTCCCCTCACTTGCTGCCCGGCAACTGCAAAATTTTGAACATACGGATATATCGTATCAGATAAATCAGCGTGCAGTAATTCAGGCCAGCAACCAGGCGCACCACCATTTACTTCATTTGCAGTTAGGCTGTCACCTTCAGCAATTATTGAGTATTTCAATGCTACAGGTGTAACTGGTATTTGTACATCTACAAATTGCGATATTACGTTTACTATGCTCACAGTAATAAGTATTGAGGGTTTTTTAATTTGGCAGCAGTATCGTAGCAATTAGCATACAAATAAATATCACCAGTATAAGCTTCTGCAAAAGTGTAAACTGTTAACCAGGTTGTCTTGTCAGTGCTACGCTGTAGCTTAACTGCTCCGGTTACTCCATCTCTAAAGATGCCGTACCATTCATCAACAGCTAACGCAGAAATTGCAACTAAATTTCCACCAGATCCTACCCCCTGATGAAACTCAGTAAAATGAACTGTTGAACCTGGTATCGTTATTCCAAAATCCAAATTTGGAACACTTGGTCCGGTCAGTGTTTTCATAAACGCCAACGCTGCATTAAAGTTTGCTGAGGATGAATATTGGGCAATCCATCTTACAGATTGGCCAGCATTTATTTTTGCATTTTGTAAACCATAATTACCCCACGATGTACTTGGTCCTGAGAATGTACCAGCAGGACTCTCGCTGAAATTGGTTGCATTAAATGTAGGTAACAACCAGTTAACGGCCGGCGCTCCTGCTCCATCTATATTTGTTGAAATAGCAAGACTTGAACCAATAACCATAATTCCAATAAGAGTGCTACCTGTATCGTTGATCACAACATCGCTTCCATTTATTGATATCGTGTTCGAACTTCCGCTTTGAGTAACATACAATAAATAACCGCGGCCAGATGTGTAATTACTAAAAGTAATTGCAGTATTTGCTGAGATTGTTTTAGTGACTTTTGGTTGATCGTTAGCATCCCAATTCGTGCCAGATAATGCTGCGAAGTCGGTTGATATCGCAGACCCTCCTGCGCTAAGAAAAAGGCCATCTAAGGCAGTTTCTGCTGCATCTACATCAGCAGGCGCACTCCCTGAGCCAGCAATCCTTAAATCGGCTAAAGCAATTGGTTCACTAAGATCTTCACCAGCTATAACCAAATTATTATTTTGATCAAACTTGAATCTCCTAAATTCATTTTGACCGTATGAAACAGCCCTGGCTGTACCACGTATTACTTTTATTCTGTTGCCTGCAGCAAAAATTTGAACTACCATAGTTTTAGTTTTTATATATTATCAATTAAAAATCACTTTCAACATGAATAGAAGCAAGCTTATACCCAATAACAGAAGATGTACCACCAGCAGAAATCCACCCTTTTGATGCTAATAATGTATTAGCTGCCGGCAAATCTGTTGTTACTGTTCCAGATACCGTACTTCCCCCGGCAGATAAATCCCTGAATGTATAATTTACAGAACTGCTGTTTGGTAAAGCAAACATTTTTAATTCGTAAAAACTTGTTCTGTCAACTGTAGGAACCGGTATTCCTAAATCAACTTTTGTTCCGGAACCAGTTCCATCATTTGAAATAAATTGAATATTGGCATCGCCGTTGTCCCAACCTACGCCAATTTGGTTTACTATTGTCGATGGATTAACATCAGTTGGCGCTGCGGCCGAAGAACCCATTCCAGTAAACGAACGCTTTGTAGCTGTTGCTACACCGGTAGCAGGGCCAAACCGGCATATAAAAGTAAATCCACCACTTCCTGTAGTATTACCTAAAAAGTTTTGCGTTGCACTTTCTCTAAATCCAGCTATAGCAGTAGTAGAAGCTACAGTGACTAAATACTCGATACCAGCAGCCTGTGTATATCTGTTGGTAGTGGCAACATTTACTGCAGTTGCAGTACCTACGGCTGAAACAGTCCAACCAAAGGTAGATACCCCCGTCCCATTCCCGTTGCCAACATGGTATTTTAATCGGCTTGCGCCGTATTGGATAGCGGCGTTTAAGTTTTTTCTTTGTGTAACAGAATCAACGGCCGTTACTGTTCCGTTGGCATCTGTTGATAAGGTTCCGGCTGTCATACCGCTAAACCTTACCCCTCTTCCAACTCTTAAACCTGTGTTTATAGTCACTAAACTATCGGGACTTGTTGTTCCAAAACCAGTGCTATAACTATTAAAATAATTGTTACCGTTTGCATTCAGGGAGATATTAGTACTTCCCCCGGCAAGTTTCATTCGTAAAAATCCATCACCAGCACCGCCTGGGAACATTTCTATAACTGGAGCAGAGGAACTATTTAGAACATTAAATCCTCCACTACCATCTACGCCCTTAACCTCAGCCCTGTTTGATCTTAATATTAGCAAGTCGTTTGGAGCGTCTTTATGTATTGTAATTTGAGAGTTGTACGTATTATTACCTATTGTGAGATAATTTGCATTTACTGCAAATTGAGCGTAGCTGCCAGATCCGGCATAGGCATCATTCCTTGCATAAAGAAACGGCCCACCAGTTACAGTCATGTCAATACCTCCAGTTTTAAAGTTTGATTTTCCGAAAAGGAAATACTCATTTTCTAAACGGTTAATTAAAGCATTAGATGCTAATTGGTTGTCAAATCCATCATTTCCTATGACTACTCGATTATTACTATCAAGTCCTAATAAGTTTCTGTAAGTTCCAATAGTATCTTTTTGTAAAAACGGAGTGTAACCATTAGGAGCACGAGTAACAACTGGCTTATTGTAATTAATACGGTAGTAAGGTGCTACTGTATTATTTGACGAAGGAACATCATGAGCCATATATACATCATAAGCATTTCCAGGTGAAAGACTTGCAAATTCAATTCTGGAACTTGTAAAACCTACACCCCTATCAATACTATTTGGGTCTTCAGCACCTGCATATGTAATAGGTCGAATGTAAATCCCTCCTTTTAATCCATGAACTATAGGATGTGCTTCTTGTACTATAGGGCCAATACCTCCCTGCCTAAAATAAGCTTCCATTTCTGCACTAATAGAACCTCTTGATGTATCAATCGGTTGTCCAGACTGGTTAATATTTAGTCCGTACTTAAAAGTATAGTTGGATTGACTATCGGGTAAATTTTGTCCTGGAGCCGATTGAGCAATCATTGATATACTTGGAATGAAAACATCTGTGTTTACATTAGAAGGTGTATATTTTAATAATGTGCTTGAAGTATTTGTACCAATTTGTACGAGTTTTATTGCAGCGTTAGAACTATCGTAAAAATCTCTACTAATTCTCAACCCTCCACGTATATCAAAATTTTCAAGAGGATTTGTTGTTCCAATACCAAACTTTCCTGCATTTTGATATAAACCACTACTATCAATACTTGTTGAACTTGTGGCTTTTGTCAAATAACCACTTGTTAATCCAGTTAAACCAGCGCCTCCCGCCGTTGTATCGGCAGCACTCACCAAACCGCTTGAAGGGTTCCAGTATAACCATTGCTTTGCCTTGGCGTTTGCAATAGAATCTATATGCAGCTTTCCGTTAGGTGGCTGCATAATAATTGCACTGTCTTTCAAAGCTATACCGCTTCCATGTATTGGCCTTCCGCCCTTTAAATATAAACTTGAATCAGAACCATTCACGTAAGCGTATGCTAAATCCTGGCTTGAATTGTTTCTGAGGAAGAAGCCAACGACAGAATCAGGTGTAATCCTGAATAAAGATTGTTTTAATCCATTAGCCCCGTATAGCTGGTATTCCTGCCCGGTTGTAATTATGGTGGTTGACTGGTTTAAGGTACCACCAAGTTTAACATCTCCGCTGGATAAGGTTAATCCGTTGCTGACTGTAATAGGTGAAGCAACTGCTCCAACATGCATGGTGTCCCAAATATTTAAATTAGGGATGTAAATGTAAAACCTGAAATTGGTACTATCGAAGTAAAGGCCAAACTGCTTACGGCTTGTTTTGTTCGATGCAGTTGGTGCACCGTTTCCGGTTGGTCCCTGCATTGCGCTGTCTGAAACAGTCCTTAACTCACGCTTTCCCCACAAACTTGGTGGCTGGTGAATTTGAGCATCAACACAAAAAGAAAAAATTAGTAAAAGAGAAATTAAAGAAGTTTTTTTCATAACTGGAAGTAGTTTATATTTTATCACCAAAAATAATATTTAAATCTTAACAATCATCCAATCAAAATCAATAACCTGCACCTCTCCAAATATTTCCTGCACAGAAAATTTAAAGCTGTTTGCTGTCATGTCGTGTACACAATGGCAAACGGTATTATCCCTGAGATGGTTTGTATTACGACTATATATCTGTCCAAAAACCCTATATGGATAAGGCAGGTTAAGGTTATGTGCAACGGTTGCGGTTCCTTCGGAAACATCGCCGAGTACAAACCTGCCAGTAGCAATGATATCATTTGATGAAACAGATGGTATAAATGGAATAGCATATTGTGTACAGTTCCAACTTGTACCATCCCAAACAAATTCTACAGTTGCGGAAAATGGTACTTCAATTTCTGTTTTCGTAGTATTACCCCAAAGCAACGGGGCATTATCAAATTTTATTTTAGGTGCATTGCTGCTTGGTGGTGTAAAGGCACCAAAATTTGTGAAGCGGAAAGGATAACCAACAGGTGGAACATTTGCGCTGGTAAAAGAATACTCAGCAGCAGAACCGGCCAAGCGCATCAGTTTGCGAAGATGACCAGGTATATAACTTAAAGCAGAACTTACATCAATATACATATCTGCAATAGCTGCTGTTGGTCCCCATTGCTTACCAACAACACTATCATTAACAACTGTGCTGATTGTTTTAGGCGACATCATGATTGTAAATTCCTCAGCAGGATTACCGCCAAAAACATCACCAGGTTGAAGCAATTGAAAGCCGCCCAATACATTGTTGGCTATGTTTATACCATCAAGCATAAATCCAAAACCATTTCTGTTAACAATGTAATCTTCAGGCATCATCCCTGCCATATCAGGATTTATGTAAGCACTATCACCTGCGGCTGGTGTATATGTGCCGCCATCGCCAATTTTAAACCGGATAGGATCGAATATAGTAATGCTTTCTTTAGTTGCCTGGTGGGTATATTTTGCCAGTAAAGTTCCACTCGCAGTATAAAGCCTTATTTCATGAGTTAAAAAATCAAGCCCTGAAAAATTAACTGTAAATGATACCTGGTGGCCAGCCCCGGGCGTAGGTACGCCAGCGCCATTACGCTCAGGAATAGTTAGTGAAGCTACTTCTGAAGTTGCGCCGTTAATGTCAACTTCATAAGCCTTGGTAACCATATCCTGTGTTAAGGCAGGGTAAATACCTACTACGTATCTTATATTCATCTGTTCATTTTTTAAATCTGATCAATGTCTGTTATACGAACAATATTTGCATCACCAAAGAAATTACTGTTAATCTCATACATGATAATAACTCCTGGCTGTATTGGGTCGATATCGTTAAACTGCAGGCTATCCATATTCTTAGCCGGCACTACCTCAATTGATGCTCCTATCAATGGATATCCTTTTACTCGGTTAACATCCCACTTTGCATTTTCAGTAGTTTCAATACGAAGTCCGTTGAACTTTACATTATCGCAACAAAGTATTCTGCTTGCACGAAGTACAACATGCACGGCAACACCTGGTGCCTCTCCAATGTAAAGCTTTCCTGTTTCAAATGGATATGCTGAAAGAGTACTTACATCATGCTGCTGGTCGACATAGCTGTTACGGTCACGATCTGGATTCGTGTCAACAGGAGGCATATCACTTTCGCACATAAAAGTCATGGCCCCTACCAATGTCCATACAACTCCAAAATTATTTTCGCTATGCCGGTAAACCCATGGACGAACATTGCTGTGCTTATCCCGAATGTGAATTGGTTCGCTCAGTGCTTCCCATTTGATACTGAGTAGTTCAGCATTTAGGTACAGGTAATAAATTCCATCCGCTGCAACGTCTGTAACATCAAACGTACAGTTATAAGCACCTTCTCCCTCTGCTCCAATACCTACCAAAGTCCAGGCGAATTCTTTTACTTGACTACCATAAGCATCGAGCAATTTCAAACTGTCTGGCTCTATCGTTGATCTTATTTGCAAAGGGGTTGTCTTTGACCTTATCCATTTCTGAGCATAGAATACTTTTCTCTCCCAACTACGGATAAGGCAATATGCCCAATTATCATGTATATGCTCACCCGGAGAGTCTTCTTTTTTATGAAACTCAAACGGTAAAATAAATGGTATATCTAAAAGGTTGCTCATATTAATCTACCCGTATTTTGATTTGGTGCTGCAAGTAATTTCCATGTTTGCTTATCTCTCGGCTCTGGCTTAATGCCACCATCCCACATATATCCGTACAACACAACACCAGTTTTACCATCAGTGAATTTTATTTTACCGTAAGGGTTTGCTTTCATAACAGCATCAAAATTTAATGGTACTTGCGTTGTAAAATTAAAGTAATATTCGAGAAATAGTTTAGCTGGACCGGAACCAATTACAACTGGTGCTTTTTCGGTAATTGTAACGCCAGCCAATGTAGTTGAAAGTTCAATGTTTCGGACAGCACTTTCAAGCTTTAAAGAATTGATATCTTCTTTGTCACATAACGATCTTATGTAACCAAGCATAGAAAGCAACCTACGCTTTGGCGAAAACTCAACATTAAATATTCCATCAGGGTGATCTACTCCGCTTATGATGCTGTAAGGTGGCCTCAGTAGGCTGTATATGTTTGTGTTACGATACTTTATTGTACCAAATGTTACTGATTCATTTGTTACAGGCTCAGTAACTTTTATGTATGTATGGCCAGCTATTATATAAGAAGTACTTTCAACTGTAAACGTGCCGTTATTAGAAACTGTTACACTCAAAATTATTTTAGCACCTACAGGTATATTGAATAAAACTCGAGGAATGTTTATGTAGTAGAAGCCAGTATTTATTTCAGTAGTAAAGCTGCCAGTATAATACACAACATCTACGCTCGGTGTTTTGTTAACACTTATCATAAATGTTTCATTATCTGCAGTGCTACTGGTTTGCTTCTGACCAAACTGGTCGCTACGGGTTGCCTCGATACCATAAGGATCTGCACGGTACGGGCTTACAAGGTCAAGTTCTTTGACAATTCTTGTGTTTGGTGTACTGTATAGCTGAGTGATATTAACCTCGTTTCTACCATTTATATCATCGACTGTTTGATCTTTATATCCAACCTTTACAGTATTAAAACCTAAATCAACAGCTTCAGTTATTTCAAGATCATCGACAGTGCCGAGGTCAAAAATTACTTCTTTACGGAAAAAATAATCAAGTTCTTCAATAATAAGCTTGTCATTTTCAATATCAAGCCCAATACCGTACCCTTTTTTTGACATCGTGCGCATCGCCTGGAAGAAATCAGTTAACTGTGTTTTTATGGAAGAAACACCACGATACGTTCTCAGAGCGGTACCGCTTGTTATTGCTACGTCATCCAATGATTTAAGGAAGTCAGATTTTACACCATACTTGCCGCCAGTTATCTTTTCATTCAATCTTTCGAATAAAGTAAATGGAGTTAAATATTCAGCAATACTGGCATCAAAACGAACATCATATTCAATAGTCACAGATTCATTGTAAACAATGAATGCTGCAGTACCGCCGCTTGTACCAATAAAAATATGAAGTCGTTGATGCGGACCAACAGGAATATCAACACTTACATTGATCTGAAATGTTTGACCGTTATTGTAGGTTGGTAGAGGGTTTAAATCGTAAACAGTTGGCAATGCATTACTGTAGTCATTCGCCCGGTGAATTCTAACAATAAATTCTTCACCAGAACCATGAGTACAGGCAGCGGTAATTATAATATTCACTTTAGCAACAATACTTTTATCCATGCTCCAAAGTGCATAATTATTATTCGGGTACTGGCCAAGTATATCCTGCTCAAACATTACATCTTGTACAATGATGCCCTGAGTAATTCCAGACTTATCAATAATACCAATGCCTAACCAGTAAAGGCCGGCTGTTATTTCCTGACCTGTGTAAACAGTATAAAGTATTTTGTTGGTGAACGGTAAGCCATCGAGATAAACATCTCTTCTATCAGGATCTGTATTTATGGGAATTTCATACACAGTATTTTCGCCAGCACGTAGCAACTTACTTAACCCGCCTTCCATAACCTGGATGCTTACACCGTAATTAGTTTGTTTAAAAGTGCTAAAATCAAGTTCACCATAAAACCATGTATCATACACCAATGGATATACAAGACGGTTTAATTTATGCATAGCAAAATACGCTATAGCATTCTTTGCTTTTGTCCAAAAAATATAGCGTAGAATTTTTGCACCGTCCTTTACAAATTTCATTGGAACAGTCATTTCACGTATAAGCCCCATGTACGTAAGACTTCTACCATATTTTACAAGGGCGTCTTTCCAGCCGTCAGGTGCATGTTGCAGTTGTGCAGGTTGACCGTCAGGCCGCAACAGAGTATCTTTATCACCTTCTTGTATAAGATTATTTGTCCCTTGAAAATAGGGCTTTTTATCCTCACTAAATATCCAGTTTCTGAATCCTTGCATTATTTTTTTATGTTGTTATACCAATAGGCGCTGTTCTCAATAATAATTTCATTGTGTACGGATGGGGGATTACGTTTTATTTCTTTCAATTCAGAAATCATTGTATCTGCCTGATCGGAACTTATACCTTGTGCCTGCAGCAATATTAATCCATTTCCGAGCATTTTTTTTGAAAATGATGTTGCGTTTAATATATCCCTGGTGATGTGTGCCGGAGTAATTTTTTCACCACCGGCCATTTCTAAAATACTTGGTTCATTAGGCGTTAAAAATAACTGACCATTTCGTTGCATTAATTCAGGTCCCTCTTCCGAAACTTTTGCAAGACCTTTCTTTGCATTTTCAGTACCAACCCTGTACGCTGGAAGTGGAGCAGATGCAGCCCTAACTACCTGCAATGCACCAATTGCAGCAACGGCAATTGAGGCTGCAATATTTAAAGGATAAGGCAAATCTTTGTATGCTTTGATTACAGCAAGTGCTGTAGTAGAAACAATGCTGGCAATATTTGCAGCTTTGTCAAGCTTCGCCCTTTCGTATGTTAATTTTCGTTTACGCCTTTCAATCTGCTCTGTTTCAAACATGGCCTGCTTCTCTACTGCTGCTGTCTGCTTAGTCCGTTCCTGCTCAGTCAACCCGAGCATGTTTATTTGATTGATGCGCCTGGCGGTATCTTCATCGAGCAAACGCTTTTTTGTATCTAAGGCTTGTGATTCTCTATCAATACTACCCTGTAAAAATGCAAGTATAGTTGCCTGAGTTTCTTCAGCAGATTTAACAGCATAATCCCTAATGGTATCAGCGGCTTGTTTTTTTGCATCCTTATCTCTCTGGTCCCACTTATCATTTGCATCTTTTTGAGCAGCCCTGGCTTTATTTATTTGGGCGAGTGTCCACGCTTCATAATCTTCAATCTGCTGCTTTTCTTCATCACGTATTTTCTGCCGACCTTCTTTTAAAGTTTTAAGATCTTTGTTGAAATCCTCAGTGGCTTTTATTATTTTGGCGAATGAATTACCGGCTATCACCTGCAGTCGCAATGCTGAAGCTTCTTCCTCTTTAGCCTCCTGCTCATTTATTTTTTTTACCTGAGAGGATTTTTGAGCAGCCGTAAACTGCTTGTTTTTCAGAACCTCAGATTTTTGTTCTTCTAAACTTTTTAAAGTTTCTTGAAGCTTCAATTTTTCCTGCGCAACCTCATAATCAGTTTCCAGCTTTATTAACTGTTGCTGAGTAGCAGTAAAACCTTTTAATGCATCAAGCCTATCATTGAATGATTGCGTTTCATCATCGAAGATATCCCTGTCCTTCTTTGCAATTATTTCAAGTTCCTGCTTTGCTAATTCGTAAACAGATTTCAGTTTATCCTGTGCAGTATTATCTGCTATTTTTGCAAGCTTAGCAGGATCTTTTGGTGGGTCAACTTTATTGGTTTCTATTTTGAATTTGTTACCAAGAGCCTCAGCTTCTGTAGCTTTTTTTAAAGCTTCTTCGTAAAGCTTATTAGCCTTTTCTGTAGCAGTTTTCTGAACTTCAACAACACCTTCAGCCTGTGCTTTATTAGCAACCTTAAGTGCAGAATTTGTATATCCTAAGTATGCAAGAAAAGCAGATTTACCTTTTGTAAAAAACCCTGTTTGATCATCTGAGGAAGCAGTAACACCCCTGGCTGCTTCTTCGGCACTTTTTGCAAACAATGCATTGGCCTGAGCCTTCAAACCCATTATCTTAATGTAGATAGGAGCCTTCTCATTAAATAACTGTTCTGCTTTATTGAGATCATTCGTTTTACCGAAACTTTCTCCAAGCGTATCATTATATATTTTTAATGCTTCCTTTTTAGATAATACACCTTGCTTTGCCTGGTCAAATGCAGCACGAACTTTATTGGTTTGAAGTGTTGCTTCTTTAACACCTTCACCGTAATCTTTCATAGTGTCAGCCACATCATCAGTTGCATTTGATAATTCGATCATTTTGCCAACAAGAAAACCAATAGCAACAAGCAGCAAACCTCCGACAAGTAATTTGCCGGCAGCGGCCAACCTGGTAGTAGCTGCCGCACTTTTATCTGTTGCTGTCGCAAACAGTCCTTGAACTACAACATAAGCTTTATTCGCGGCAGTACCTCTCGTAGTAACCAAAACACCAAGTTCCCGGACAGAGTTTGAAATACCCTGCAATGCAATAAGCTTTGCAGTTATTTTTGCTGCATCTTCTTCACTACCACCCATCAAAGAATAAGCACTGGCAGCAAGCTGTGCAGTTTCGACTAAACCACCAATGATTCCAACGACATTATCCAACCCTTGTGTATCACTGGCTTTTATTTGTAACTCACCTTTTAAATCGGCAACATTATCCTGAGCCTCGGCAACCGAGTCAGAAAGTATTTCGATAAAAGAGGTTTCAGTTGTACCACCAGATTTACCAATTGTAATACTCAAATCAGTAACAGCATTTGTTAAATTCCTTACTTGCTTAACAGAAGTTGAGCCAGCAGCAGAACTTTTCTCCAAGGTTTTTGATATGATGTTTGCGGCATCTTCGCCTTTTTTCAATGCTGCAGCATCGGTGCCACCAATGCCAACACCTTTTGCAAGGTTGGCTTTAATTTCATTCAGCTTTTTCTGCAGTAGTTCAAATGGTTTGGCCAGAGAGCCGGCGTAGTTACCGATATTTATTTTTTGCTGAGTAAGCGAGTCAGAATTTTTCTTTATGAATGCATCAAGCTTATCAATGCTTTTTATCAATTCCTCATTTCTATCACGACCTTCTTTCGTGGTAAGATTTAATTTTTCACTTTCAAGCCTATATAATTTAAGCTGCGCTTTTGCTCTTTCTTTACTTCCGGAAACAGCACCATCCAATTGAGCCTGCGCTTTCAGTTCATCATTTTGTTTTTTCAGAGCAACGCTATTCTGGGCAATAATTTTTGCATACTGACTTTGAATATCATTAAGCTTCTTCTCACTTGCCAGCAGTTGAGTTTTTAATTTATCAGTGTCTTTTATATAAGCATTGTAAAGTTCCTGAGCAGAACCCAATTCTTTGACACCTTTTGCACCGTCAATTTTTATTCCGATATCAGATAATGTTTTTACGCCATTCTTGATATCAGTAAATATTTTTAGAATTTGTGCCCGCTGCGCCTCGAGTGCTTCAAGGTCAGCGAACTCAGAAAACAATTCTTCTTTCATGCCGTTTCTTCTTTACTGTGTGCTTCGATAAAAATATTTAGGAAACTACAAAATTCAAATGTTGTTATTTCTTCTGCCCGGATAAAGTAACCAACGTACTTGCTGATAATCCGCAATTCTTTTTCATAATCGATGGCATCCCTGCGAACAATGGCAGCATCACCACCTGTCAACCTGGTATATTCATTGTTATATTGGTTCTGTAGTATAATCAACATCTTCGCCTCAGTTTCGATTGCATACACTTGAGTTAAATACTGTTCCCGGTCGTCAATGTTTTCTACAAGTGGATAGCCGAGGTCAGCCAGCGCACCAGCGGAAACACTGCAATATTCACGCTTCAAAATATAAATGCACATATCAACGAGAGATATTTGCCACCGGTTATTCAGGATCTTTTTACCGAGCATGAAAATTGATTCTGATTTTGGAGTTTTAACAGCATCACTATACTCTGCCTGAATTACCGCCCATGCATTCATTAGAGCCTCATTTTCCAAATATCCTGAGATAATTAAGGGATAGAGTTTGCCAGTAGTAATAATCTGGATAAACCGATTATAAGGAAGTGTCGTAATACTTTGGTGAAATGTATTGCTCAACGGGATATCCGGCTGCATCGCTGGCTCTGATATAGCACTTTTGTCTTCGCTCGTTGGTGTATATAGCATATACGATACCATTTGCTTTAGCAAGCTGAGCAACTTCGTTGAGTATTTTTTGATTTTCTGCATTAGCACTTTTTATTTTTTGTACGCAATTTTGGCAGGACATTACAGGATTTTTTTCTTAATATTTCTGATAGCGATTGGCCCCATTACATCCCACGAATAATCTATTGAGTTTTCTTTATTTAAACCAAAGATTTTATCGCCATATTTTTTAATCAAGCTGGCAGCTTTACTATCGGTGCTTTTTATAACTACAGATTTGGCTTGAACTTCTACTAAAATTTTTTCCTGAAACGAACCTGTCAATTTTAAATCTGCATTACCAAAACCGGGTAAAGGATTGATCATTGCTTTTCTGGCTGCGTAGCTTTTGCTTCTATACTTCCCGATGCGGCCATACTTAGCTTCACCTTTTAGCATTTGTTTTTTCTGAAGTTCTTTATACTGGTCTTTAGTTTCTTCAACTGCAGACATTACTTCGGTCGTGAAGTTAACGCTTTCCAGTTTTGATATCATTTCATTTATTCCAGCCATGGCGTAAAATTAAAGTAAGCCGAGTTTCCACGGCTTACTTTTTTAAATTTCTATATTTCTTTTTTTGCAGGTGGCTTGATCAACAAAAAAGCTTCTTTCGCCCAGGCTGTCTTTTCATCAATTGTATCACCTGGTACAAAGCCGTCAGCAATCATTCTTTTAATTGCTTCCTTTTCTTTCATTGCGCCGAAATGCTTTGCATTGATAGTCACACCATCGAACGTTATCTTATCCATACAATTCTTTTTAAAGCGTGAATAAAATAAATACTACGGCTTTGTTACAATAACAGGCAGCATTTCAAAGTACTTCACATTTGCCCCGGCCAATGCAGATGCAGAAGGACCGTTGATCTGTACTTTATCACCTGAATCCAATGCAGTCCATGCTGTTGAATCCAATGTTATCAGATATGCATCATCAGCAGGTGCATCTGCAGAACTTGTTACAGTATGTGCAGCACCGGTCTGCAGGTTCGTTGCTGTCCACGTCAAAGCAGAAATTGCGGTTCCGTAAATTGGTTCGAGGTTAGTACCACCGTCAGCAATGGCAAGTACTTTAACAGCACCACCTACTTTGCTTAATTCACTCAACTGAGTGTTTACAAGACCAGCAGCAGCAGCCAAACCTGAGTTCGCAACAATGTACTTACTGTTTTCCCTGTACTCAGTGATATCACCAAGGGTAACACGGAATGAATACTGGTTCACAGCATCACTGCCAATGAATTTTGAAGTGTAAGCATACGACTGCATTACAGAGTAGCCGGCAAATTCACCACCGTCTAATGTGCCATATACAGCCCAACCATCATCAACAAAGAAGATATCTAAGCTGGATGAATTCATTGCTGATATCCTGGCATGTCTTGCCTCGGTACCATTGTAGCCGAAACGGAAAACAGGTACGGCATCGTTGGTTACAATAGTTGCTGTACTTAAATTACCAACACCGCCAGTAGAAGGATCTCCTGTGCTGTCTTCATAGTTAAGCAAATCGGATATAAGGTAAATGCGGCCACCTCTTGGGGCAACAGCTTTAGCCTTTACAGCTGCAATGAATGCAGCGACAGTTGCAGTTTCCGCTGCGGAGAATCTTACGCCTTTATCAGCAAAGATCACTGCTTTTAATTTTTTCTTGGCTAAGTCGCAAGGTGGAAGACCAACGTTAAAGATGGAATCAGGACTTGCGCAGTTAGCGAGATTTATAATGCTTGGCATTTTAAAATGATTTAAAAGATGGACAATTAAAATTGTTATTTATGTTGAGTTTCAACGAGCCAATCTTAAGACAATCAACGGCATCGTTTAATACAGACTTCTGTGCTTCCCCCCAGTAATAGCCTTTTGTAACAGTATGCGAAAGGTTTATATCTATCGTATCAGCAAATGCTGAACTGATAGCTATTTCTTTTAATAGCGCCCTGTAGATAGGGTACAAAATTGGCACATAATTATTGGCCATCCTTTCTTCGGCTTTCCATGTTTTTGTTGTACTATTTATGATGAAAATATTAACATCAGTACTTCCAAATATACCGGACTTGCCGCGACTAATTGTAAATGGTTCTTGCAACCATACCAATGGAAACTTGCTTTCAAATTTTGCAGGGTCAGCTTCCATTTGCTTTAATGTTTCGTTCAATTCCTCAATGAATCCATACTGATAATTTAAAACAGGTAATGCCAATGATACTTTTGTATTACTGGCAACAATTCCAATTTCATCTGTCAATATGTATTCAGGTTCATTCATTAAATTCCGGGGGGATTTATTTTTTTCAAATACTTTCTTGGTATTCTGCCGGGGACAAACTCAGGATATGTAGCTTGATTGTGATACAGAAAATGATGCAACTCTTCGTTCATCAAAACCATTTTATTCCAAGCATTACACATCTTTCTTCTTGGTGATGCATTACTCGAGTTCTGAGCATTTGCAGTCTTTTCGCCGGTGCCAGTGGAGACCGAAGCTTCATTCTTAGTGTAATAGAAGTAAACAAAGTTTGCAATCAAGCTTCTCTTTGCTGTGTTTTCAGTAAAGATTAACCCCTTCCATTTTCTGAGAATACCATCGCTTGCGGTATATTCTTTGCCATTACGAAGATCAATGAACCTTTGTTCAAGAAATACTTCCGGCCCTGGCGATGGACCAACTTCAAGCGATAAAGCTGCAAGGAAAGCCTTATACAGACCGTAACCGAGCATATCAGATAATATCTCCGGCTCACACTCTTGTATGAACCGGTTGATATTACCTTCATCGCCTGATTTCTGAGCAATCAGAATATCACCAAAAAAATATGATTTGTCTATCAGCATATGTCTGTTACTATTGGAAAGTATTTCTTGCCTTCACCCTGGTTAACTGCGTTGCGCCGGCTATCAACTTTACCCTAAAGTATTGCCTCTGGCCGGAGTTGCTGTAGTACGTAACTGCAGCATTCCCATAGTTAGCCGCGGCTCCCGGCAGTATATTCCAGATATGTTGAACCGTTCCACTGATTGCAAGAGTATCACAATTCACACCGGTTTGTCCAGGCGTTCTAAAATGATTGCTCCATGTTACGTTGTCATTGGAACTTTGCAGTATTGCAGTGATCGTACTCGTACCGCTGATGTTTGTTGCATCAAACTGAATTGTATAACCCTTTTTCCCTGCAGGCATGTTCAAAAAAGGCGTGGTAAGATAAACAGTTGCACCGGTTGCCACAGAGTCAACAGTCTTACCGTATGAACTACCAATTAAATCCTGGCTGGAAGCCGGCTGTGCAAAAAATACACAGCCGATGAAACCTACAACCGAAAAGATCTTTTTCATAATTTATTTTGTTATGAGATAAAAAAATATTGTTTCGTTTACGAAGCTTTGATCAAACTATGCACCCTCGTCGTCGGAGTCCTTTAACAGTTGAACCAAATCAGGATTCGTTTCAGTACCATCATAGGCTATCTCCCTGGCATCCAACTCAGCATGCAGTTCGGACTTATTCATTGCTGTATATGCCTTCTTCTTTCCGATTTCAGGCTCTTTACTGCCGGCATCATCACCAGTTAGCTTTGCTGTTTCATCTGCCTGTGCCTGTGCCTTTTTTTGCAAAAGTTCCAAAGCTTCATCAGCACTTATTATTTTACCATATCCACCTTTTACAAAAAGTGCAGCACTTTCTTCGCTGATATCAACTCGAACATCGCCTTGTTTAAAATGCTTCTCACCTTTGAAATCATCAGGATAGTTGATCAACACATTGACTAACTTTTGATTATACTCAGGCAATTTAGGAGTTGTTCCGTCGCTGCTGATAGTTTGATTTATTGCTTCCATAAAAAATTTGTTTGCGTTATTTTAAAATTAAAATTCAATTAAGCTGCCAGTGCTGCTTTAACATCAGCAAAGGTTGTTCCTTTTACAAGGGCTTTCTTTCTGATATCAGAAATGTAATCGAAGTAGTACTGCTCCATTACAACACTGAATTTGTTTTCAGCGAAGTCGGTACCATTGTAACCAACCTTCACGATGAAACCACCACGCAGCAAAATATTGTAAGCTTTGAAATCACCAACAATTACATCTTCGCCAGATACATCAGGATTGCCTACAAACGCAAGGTTATCTAAAACTGTGGGCCGGTCAAGCCATTCGCCTTGTGATGTTTTAAGAGTGCCAAGCCTGTACTTTTTAAAGGTACTCATGGTTGCAGTATTAGCCAATGCACCAAACGTTGCATTATCAACCTGTGCAGCCATAGCAGCCAAAGCAGTATAATCATCAACATTGGTTAAACCAACACCACCATTGAACAAAGCAGCAGTATTGTAAGCTGTTGCAGCGGTCTTTACGTTTGCAAGTATTGTGGTGTTGATACGATTGATTAAATCGATACGGCCTTTGTTCATAATGTCATCCTGCAACCTGGCAAAGTCAAGACTGAACTCGTCAGTAAAACTGATCAAGCAAGCTTCCTTTTTGTAGGATGCAGATTTCAAAGTATAAGCATACTGAACTCCCGGCTTTGTTGCACCTTCAGCTACGATTGCAGATGAACCGGATTTTAATTGCTCTTCATACCAAATTGCAAAAGGCATATCCCAACCAGCATTAACTACATTGCATAGATCAAACACCCAGGCTGTATTTCTGTACTGACTCATTAACTGTGCACCGCCACCCATACGAAGAATAGTTGCGGCATCGAGCGCTTGAGATACTGCAGCAGTGTTTCCACTTGGTACATCAGCAACAGTAGCATGCATACCTGCTTTAGCTGTGGTATCAAATGGGCGCATAACCATTTCGCCTTTTTGATTCATCTGCACCATAAAGGTTTTAGTTCCACTTCCGTTTTCATAAACCTTTTTCAACGCATCGTAGTTTTCATGCAGCACGGCTCCGATAGATTTATAAGTCTGGCCACCGGATTCAATTTTTAATTGCATTTCTGCAAGAGATACACCCTGCTTCTTCGATTTTTCCTCAAGAGCATCGATCTCAGCTTTAAGTTCTTTGATTTCATCGTTCTTCAACGTTTCAATTACGCCATCCTTAAAGGCTTTTATCTCTGCTTCTGTAAGCTTGCCTTCTTTGATTTTTTGATCAACGCCGGCCAGCATTTTTTTAACGGCAATTAGCATTTTCTGCTCTCCTTCATTGAAGTCTTTCTTTTCTTCTTCAGTTAGTACAATTGCGCCTAACGACGCCTCCATGTAATGTTGACCATTACTAACAGTTTCGTGGTCACTTCCATTTCCGAAGAAATAAAATCCAACCGCTATCAGTAAGCCAACGCAAAACAAGACATACTTGTTAATTTTGAAATTTTTGATTTTCATTTTGTTGTTTTTAAAAATTATTAAATTATGATACCAGTGCATCAGCCATCTTCTCCCAATTCAATTCAGTTGCTTTCTGTCCTGTTAACGGCTGCTCAGTAGTGCCAGCAGGCGACTTACCGGGAGTGTCTTCAACATTAGCTTTACCAACATTTTCTGTAGGAGTTAATTCGTTAGCACCATATAGAACAACTGATACTTCAAGGATTTTGGCTTCTACTACAGCCCAAAAATAACCTCTGCTATCAACTTTCTCTTTGTTAATTACCTGCGGATAGTACTTATCCCAATTGTCTTTATATTGGGTATCTTCTGCCTCTTCACTATCCAAACAAAGGTATAGCTTGATGTACTGCAGGCCGATGGAGTGTTGCTTCACCTGAGCATCCCGGTAAAGCATAAAGCATTTCTTATCGTATTCTTCAACAACTGTAGATGAAAGCATTAGAGCCTGTGCTTTCTTCACATCACTGATAATATTAAACCTTGAAAGGTCAATCATCTTCGCATAGATGGATGCATCTTTTGCAATTATGGCATCAGTAGAATAGTTGTGATTTTTTAAATGGTACATGATCTTTTCACCGGAAACACCCAAATCTGAAATAGATTTATTCCAGTTGTCTTTAACCATTACATCCATGTAGGTATCACACCATCCAGAAACATTTGCAATTACGTCAACTGGTAGTTCACCAGCTTTTAATTCAGGAGCATCTGCACTACCAGCCCCCTTAAAATTGCCGGCAGCAGGATTTACCTCAGACTTTATCGAATACCCAAAATTGAAATTCTCTGAGAAAATAGGAAAAGCTTTTTTCTCAGCTATCATCTTCACTGCATTATCTCTTAAATAAGAAAACAGTTCGGCTTTTGAGCCAAACTCAGGTACTACTGGCCTTGCGATGTGTTTCATTTTTTAACAGTTGTGTTTGGTTGGGTTTGCTGTTGCTTTTCCTTTATGGATTGTTGCAGCGCTCCCTGGTCAACCTTCGGACGCTCAACATTTTTATTTACATCAGGTACAATTGCCTTATCGTTGCTGTTACTTTGTGACATAAAGAGATTGTTTTTCGATTACTTTAATCCTGTCTGCAGTAATAGTTTCGTTCTTCCTTTTTTTACCAGGCGTGTAACGTTTACGATACTTTGTCTGCTTTGCGTTACTATTACCTTTGCCAGATTTCGCAACGAATTTAAGTAATCGTTTTTGAACAGGTTCAAAATTTTTTGATGAAGAGTTGAAAACAACAATATTTTTCCGCTGGCTTTCTTCCTTATTTTTATCGGCATCATGTATTGCAGTCCTGAGAGAACCAAGCTGCATTTTCATACTCATTTGATATAATTTCTTACGGATCTTAGTCCGGAAGTGATAACCGAGCGTTACTATAGTTACCAAAACTGTTGCAAGAATTAAAAAAAACATGATCATAAAAATATAATTTAAGTAGTTGCTGCTGTAGTTGTAGAGCCGCCAACATTTACTGTGACACCTGGCTTACCAAACTCCCATCCTTCCTTTGCAAGTTCATAGTAATATTTATCACCAAATCCATTCTTAAGTTTGGGCTCACCATTCTTCTCGAGCCATTGGTTGAGAGTCAGCAGGTTATTCTGGAACTCAATTAGTAAAGCATTATTACGTGCCAAACGAGCCTGTGAATTTGCTAATTCGTCATCCTGCAGAACTTTTACATGCCTGAATGACTTTACAATTTTAAAGCCCTGTTCTTCAGCCATAAACTCAGCAGATAACTGTTCATAGATCATATCTGCATATGGTATTGTCCAATCAACATAAAGCTTTTTCTTCCATGCATCGATTTCATTACCCGGCAGAGAAGATGAAGAGTTTGTGGCAAGCAACTTATACGGGAATGTAAGGCCATCGGCGATTGTTTGTATTTCATCCTGGTTCCATTCAGTCAACATCAAATCTTTTGCAGGAGTACCAATCTGCTCCCATCGCATAGATGCTGCAGAAACAATTATCTTGCGCTGGCCACGGAGTAACCCATATTGCATCAAAGCATTTTGTAAATCATCTTCTCCATCAGGGTCTTCACCAATTGCACCGGATGGATCTATTTCAGGAGTAAGAATACCAAGGGCGCCACGGTTATTGATAATAGAGCCTTTGCTTTGCGCTAATGCAATTACATTGTTGATACTTTCCTGCAATGGCTTTACTGGTGAACCGGGAATGTAAACATTACTGAAACCAGGCGTTATGTCTCGGATAATCCAAACTACATCAACAGGTAAATCCTTAATTTCTTCCCCATACTTCACCCATATTTTCTTTATGTAATTGCCTTTTACATTATAGAAAATCGTTTCGTTGAATTCGTATTCTACAATGTATGGTGGTATTATCCATAATGCTTCTGCATCTTCGGGGCCATAGCCAACAGGAATAATTGGAAGTATAGGACAGCTACCAAACAACCGAACAAAGATTACAAGCTGTGCCTCAAACTGTTTCCAGTTCTGCAGAGGGTTTGGGTTCTTCAACCTGGCTTTAACCTTATCAACCCATTTACCCTTAGCCTCTGTACCATCCAAATTTTGTATCTCAGTGGTGCCAGTGATGAAAGTATAAGCTTGCTGGTTAATGATTGAAAATACAGGTGCACAGCATTCGTAGGCGTTCTTTATATCCCGTAGCCCTGTATAGCTAAATTGAATATCAATATTGCCATCGCCTTGGTTAAACAACCAATCCCTATTCGGTGAAGGTGCAGTACCACGATAACTACCTACCTGTAAAGTTTGTGAAGTTCCGATGTAACCAACACCAGATATAGATTTAGCGGCTTTGCCGATGTTGCTTGCAAGCTTGTTTATTAAACCGTTGCCTTTTGACATTGTTACATTGCTTGAATTGTAGTGTGCTATAATTGCAACAATGATAAAACTTTTTTCGTTAACGAATGCAAAAAACTT